TGAATATTCAAAGTGGCGTTGGGCATCGCGTCACTATAAAATGCTCCAGTCCGGTTCATCGTAGAACGACTTTCCGGTGGGAGAAGCCTACTCTGTATGCGAAGCATCAGTGTAGGAGTATGTCACCGCGACTGGCGAATCTTCGTAGCCACGTCGTACAAGGCATTCAGAACTCGATCTGTTTCTCTTGCTGGCGTTGCGCCAGAACGACCAAAGTTATTGTTGATTTCATTCGACTGCGAGAAGTTGATCTTCCCAAATGCTTCGACGGCTGTTTTCAGCCCAGTCATTACCGTGACTAGCTTTTCATTACTGGCAGTCACCGCAGAGAAGTCGGGCGATCGCCCTTGTGCTGTTAGGTTCACGGGGGGCAGCAGGGTGCGGGGTGCGTAGGGTGTTCCAGGCGTGCTGGGTGTAGGCAAAGCAGGAGTTCGGGGTGCAGCAGGAGCAGATGGGGGTCTTGGAGCCTCATACCTCTCATTAAAAGATCTTCTTGGTGCTGGTGCTGGGGGCACAGCTTGATCTTCAGCCCTCTCGTCAAACCTAGTTCTTCTGGGTGCCGCACGAGTCGGGATACGTCCGTTAGGCGTTTCAAACCTGAAATTACCAGGGGTGCGCTCATTAGCCCGTCCATCGCCTAAGCCAAGAGCACTATTCAAAGTTTGGCTAGTCAGTGACTGAGCCGCCGCCCTCACGCCGCCTGAACCATCGCCCAACCCTAGATCTCCTAGAATTTGCCGCTGCAATGCTTGGGTTGCAGCCCGTCGTTGACCTCCACTCAAAGTTTCGACCAGCGCCCCACGAGCAGAGATGTCCTCGCCCCTCTGCCTCATTCGCATTGCGGCTAGTTCATTGCGGTTTAAGCCCGATTGCATTGCCTGCTGATCGCCTACCAGCATTCCGGCTTCCCGCAAGGCACTGCCCGTTTGCAGCGAAGCTTGTAGGTCTAACTGAGCCGCCTGCCGCTCTTCGGCTGAGGCGTTGGGATTAAGGGCAAGTTTTTGTAAGTTAACGGTTTTCTGGGCAACTTCTGCCTGGTTCTTGATCTGGGCGATGCGATTTTCAATCTCTTCGCGCTTGAGAGCATTGGCTGTTTGTTCCTGCTGCAACTTAAGTGCTGCCAGCTCGCCCCGCTGCTTGATGTCTAGAACCCGAATCTCGATCGAAGCCTTTAACTTGGCAATGTCTTTCTGTTCAGCACCCGACTTTGTAAGCTTGGACAAAACATCCAGCTCAGTTGTTATCAGATTACTTCGAGCCTCCAGGTAAGACTTGCCTGAATCTAGGATCTTGTTCTGAAGTTCTAGGCTGCGATTGATATTCTCAATTTCAGTAGATTGAGCAGACCAGGCTTGAGCTTGCCCCTCAGCGTCATTGGCAATCCGCTGAGCCTGTTTATCCAACGCCTTCTCTTGCTGGGCACGAATCTTTTCCTGTCGGGCGTACTCGTTTTCTGCCACCTGCAACGTCAGCTCGTGGGTGCGTTGGCGACTGGCACGAATCTGCTGCTGACGTTCGTCCTCTGCTTCTGGGTCGGAGTAGGACGGCATCGACGATAGTTCAGCCAGCTTCTGCTCTTCTAATCGCAGCTCTTCTTGAATCCGTTTCTCAGTGGCATTCAGTTTTAAAGACTCAGCCTCTTCCTGCTTAATGGCTCCAGAATTGAGCAGTCCTTGGATTTGGATTTGAGACTCAGTTTCCGCTTCAGTTGCCGCATCCAAGAGCTTCTGCCGCGCTCTCTCCGAAACGGCGAGCTGCTTTTGGTAGAAATTCTTAGTGGCTTCTAGTCGTCGCTTCTGGATATCACCTTCCTGGGCAGCGATCGCTTCCTGCCCTTCCTCATCGCCTGCTTTCAGTTCACTCCTCTTCTTCTCCAGCAGGGCTTGCTCTTTGTCTAATGCTTCTGTCGCCAAATCAAATGACTGCTGGTTGTAGTCTTTCTCTGAGATTAATCCTGCTACTTTTTGACCTTCTAGAATAGCGGTGCGCTCTTCGGCATCCTTCTTCGCCGCCGTGATCATCTGCTCATAGAAGGTATTGCGAGAGTCGGCAATTTGCTTCTGAATGGCAGCTTCCTTTGCCGCAATTTTCTGCAACCCTTCCTCGTCTTTGGGGTCAAGCAGTTTCTTTTGCTCTGCCAAGAGCACTAGCTCCGCCTCCAGGCGCTTGCGAGTAATGTCCAGTGAGCCTTGAGCAAACTCCTCGTCAGTTTTTAGCCCCTCAGCCTTCAACCCTTCTAGGGCAGTGATCTCTTCCTGGGCATCATCTTGAGCTGCCTGCGACATCTTGTCGTAGTAATCACCGCGAGAGTCTGCCATTTTTTTGCGAACCTCAGCCTCCTTCGTTGCCAGCGCTTCTAAACCCTCTTTGTCATTTGGATCAAGTTTTTCCCGCTGTTCGGCAATCTGCTTGAGTTCTTCAGCAAAGCGAGAATCATTATTTTTCTTGGACTCCTCCGCAAACTCCTCGTCTGTTTTTAGCCCCTGAGCCTTCAGCCCATCCAGAGCGGCTTGAGCCTCCTCAAAGTTCTTTAGCTTTTCGGCGTTGGCTTGTTTCAGCGTTTCAGCTTCATTCTTCGCCAGGTCTGTCGTGATTTTCTGCGACTCGTTCGTATACTTGGTGTTGGCAAAATCCCTAGCCTTGTTGTAATTCCCTTCTAAATCTAGTTTTTTCTGGTTCGCAGCGTCGATCGCATCAGTTTGCTCTCTCTTATCCTTCGGCTTCATATTTGGAGTCTTTAGCTTCCCCTGCGCGGCTGCAATTAGATCATTCTGAGTCGATAAATCTGTTTGCAGGTTTTGGTAGCGAATCTCCTGTTCTTTATCTTTGGAAGTCTTGAGATCTTCTAGACGAGTTTCTAATTCTTTCTTCTTCTCTGCGGTCAATCGACGTTCGCCCTCAGCTTCGCCAAGTACACCCCGAGCGATCAAAGCCTCGATCTCAGATTGGTGGCGTTGCACTTCTGCAACTCGCTCATCACCTTCAGTTTTGTATGCCTCAGTGATAGCCTGTTGCGCTTTGATTTGCAGGTCTGCATCAATCTTGGTGCTGGTTGCCAGCATTCGATAGCGGGCGATCGCTTCATCCGAGGTGATCAGTCCCATCTGCTGCTGCTGCGCCGTAAAGTCTAAAACTTCCTGCGCCTTTAATCTGAGTTGGTCTGCCGCGCCGCTGTTTTCAGACAGCATTTTCTGGACAGAAGTAGCAGCAGAACTCGCCTTACTAGCGATTTGGTCGTAAGCGCTGCCCAACTCCGCCAGATCAGGGGGCTTAATAGTGGCATTATCTTCCCACGATCGCTTCAGCTCTTTTGCCTGTTCAATCAGTTGGGATTGAGCAATTTTATGAGCTTCTGTCGGAGCCTTTTGCGCTTCTAGCCCCGCAATAACGGCATCGGCTTCAGCCTTACGGGCATCAATAATTTCCTTGGTTTTATCAATATCTTTTTGGATCGCAGCCACTGCGGCATCATCGCCCTTAGCACGAGCTGCCGCCTGGGCATTATTCAGTTCCATTAACTTCTTCCGCTCAGCCGTGACTTCAGTCGTAGACTTCGCCATCTGAGCAAGCTTAGTCTGAGCATCTTCCATTGTTTTGGTGTAGCCTTCAATCTCACCATTGAGTTGAGATTCTGCTGCACTTTGGGTGAACTGGGGCGGCTGGGAGAGGAAGTCCCAGACTGTTTTAACACCTTCACCAAACCGACCGAGCAAGTCTAGGACAGGCTGGAAAAAAGCCTTAACTGGGGCAAGCGCTTGCCCCATCGCATTGCCCAATCCCTCGATCCCTTGGATTAGATTGCCAATGACTGGCATACTTTTCAACCCATTCCACACAGATGAAAGCGCCGAACCAAACTGCTCTGCCGCAGTTCTCACCCAGATGAAAGGATTGATGAGCGAAGCGATTGTTTTAGCAACGAAGTTCAAGGAATTTCGCAGAAATTCCATAAACCCACCAATCATTCCCTGTTCTTTTTTAATTTCTCCTAATCGTTCCTCAGCACGGTCTTTACCCGTGTCGATCGCTGATGCCTTTTGCTGCGATGCCAGCAGTAAATTAAGTTTGTCTGTAGCTTCCTGGGTTGCTGCTGCAAAGTCCTGTGAACTCTTGGTAGAAGCGTCCATCAGTGTGGTGTAGGTGCCTACAGCTTGGGTGACCGCAAAGATCGCTCCCACCATCAGAATCATCGGACCAATATCAGCCATGATGGTTTTGAACGAACCGACCAGATTGGCTTTAAGAGCAGTTCCTGCCGCGATCGCCCCAGTCTTAACAGAGCCAAGTCCATCCACCATGCCGCTCCAGCTCATGCTTTTAGCGCTGGTTTTGAGCGCTTCAAAGCTGCCAACGGTCTTAGTTTTAATCGTGTCCCCCAGATCGGAGAAACGTTGCCCGACCGTAGGGGGTGGACCCATATTGGCAAGCTCAACATCCATGTCAGCTAGTTTCTTCACATGGGTTTGGCGCGACTCGACCATTTCATCCATGTCTGCCTGAATCGCTTGCTTTTGCGCCTCTAGGTCGAAATCTGAATCGCTTGAAAGGAATGGATTGCCTCTATCTGGCTCCGGCTCCAATCGTGCCTTTGCCTCCATTTCAGCCAATGTTTTAATTTGAGCCTGCCGTTCAGCAACCATCTCATCTAGCTCAACCTGAGCTGCCTTCTGCTGCTCTATCAGCTCATGAACATTGGAATCTGAGGCTGGGGACGGGTCTGACATCGACTCATCGAAGGCAACTGCAACCTGATCTGACAGAGATTGAATTTGTTGCTTACGTTCAAGGATTGCTGCTTGGTAGGCTCCAGACTGCTCTGCAAGGTTGCTTTTAAGGTCCGCCGTCCGTTGCTTTTCCTGTCGCTTCTCATCTCGGTCGTCAATTTGCTGACTCAGTTGCTCAATTTGAGCAGTTCGTTGCTCGATCGCCTGGTCGTATAGTTCAGCTTGATCTGCCAAATGAGATCTCAAAGCTGCCGCTGCTTTAGGCAGCTCTTTCTGGTAAGACTTCGCCTCCATTTCAGACAATGTTTGAAATTGAGCCTGTCGTTCAGCAACTATCTCATCTAGCTCAACTTGAGCTGCCTTCTGCTGCTCTATCAGCTCATGAAGATTGGAATCTGAAGCTGGGGACGGGTCTGACATCGACTCATCGAAGGCAACTGCAACCTGATCTGACAGAGATTGAATTTGTTGCTTGCGTTCAAGGATTGCCGCTTCGTAGGCTTCAGACTGTTCTTCAAGGCTTTTTCTAAGTACCTCTGTCTGCCTCTTCTCTCCCATATCAACCATATCAAGAAACGACGAGAAGGTTACTGATGTTGACTTAATCCCCTCGGAAAACGAACTGACCCCGGCTGTCGCGGTTGCCCAAAAACTAGCGATCGCTGCGGTTGCAGTTCCAGCAAAAGCCTGAGCCATTGCCAAGACTTGAGGAATTAGCCCAGCTTTAATCGCTACTCCTAGTCCAGCTAAGACACCCGTTGCCACCACAAAAGGGTTAGTCAGGAATGTCCAGATGGCAGCGCCAACATTCTGAAGGATTTTCCCCATCTCCTCCAAGGTTCTCATGAAGTTTTTGTTATTCAGGATGAACTTATCTAGAACAAAAAACAATGCAAAGATAGAGGCTCCTATCAAGCCAAAGGCGAGCATTTGTTTTCTTGTTGCTAATGCGACTTGTTTAGAAACCTCTGCAAATTTTTCATTAAAGAAAGTAGCGTTTTTTATGTTCTCAATATAGGGTTTTACAGAGTCCGACGCATCTCTCATGCCTTGAGCCAAAGGCTTGAAGATGCCGCCCATAAAATTAGAATTTTCAACCACGTCCGCGAGGCTATTGATGCTGCCGTGAGTTTTTTTAGCAAATTCCACAACCGCCTCTCCAGCAGGGGCAAAGTTCTTGCTGAAGGCAACAGTCTGCATCGCCACGCCAGCGATCTTAGGAAGAAATTGTTGAATCAGAGGAGCCAAACTGCCAAATCTTCTTTCCAGAAGTCTGGCAATACCCGGAATCATCTCCATGTTTTTTCCCAATGACAGGAAAGCCGCAGCGCCAGGACCAATCTGCTTGGACAAAGAGAAGAATCCCTTAACCAAATTGGCGGTTCTGCCTTGCATCAGGAACAAAACTTCTCCCACCCCTGGCAGGATTTTCAACACCGAACCAAAGCCGTAGCTCATCCCAGAGATTGCAGCTTGCAGGACTTTTGCCTGAATTGCAAGCTTGAAGAGCGGTCCTCCCATGACGGAGACATGTTTGATGATTTGACCCAAGACGTTAATCGCTGACTGAAGGATAGGCAGCAAGCCTTGAATCGAATCAGCTATCTGTGTGACAAGGCTGGCAATTGAATCAACCAGGTAAGTCGGAACTTGGCTGAGAATAGGAATTATGGCTTGATACACAGCCATGAACGCAGCCAGCATAGATTCTCCGGCTGTGAAAAGCGTTTGAACAATCTTTGAGATCTCATCAGACAACACCTGCATGTTCTCTTTGAGATAGTTATAGAAATTGTTGAGATGCGCGACGATCGGTTCTAGCAAAGGCTCTCCAGCTTTGCGCCCAATCTCATCAAAAATTTCCTGAATGTTTGAGGTCACACCAGAAATAGTTTGCGCTGCCAGGGCGTTACCTGCTTTGAACGCCTCCATCCTTTTTGTTAGCTGTGCGAACGTCGTTCCGCTTGCCTTCCAGCTCGTCACCATCGCGTTGGTAATGCCCAGCGATTTTGCCAGGACGCTGTTCATGTCGATTGTGCCGGACGCAATACTGGTAATTTCCTGTCTCGCCTGATTTAAAGGCAAATTCATCGTTCCCATCGTCGCAGCGAACGAAAGAGTTAAGTCACTGGCTTGGGATAAAGAAATACCAATTTGAGATGCCTGTCCTGCAACAATCTGGAACGTATCAACGAGCTGTCCGCTGGTGACTCCTACCAACTCCAAAGAACCTTTTCTAATCCGGGCGATCGCGTCATTAACCGAACCGCTTAAGGCTTGAATTGCGGTGGTCGGATCTTTAATCTGCTGCCCTTCCAGGAAGATTTTATTAGTTGACACCAGGCTGGACTGAGTAGCCAGCAATTGCTCTCGCAGCCTCACGTTCTGCCCGATCAGCATATCAAAGGGACCGCCCAAGACTGCGCCCTTTAGCGTCTCAAAGACAGACGACAAAACAGTGAATCGACCGAGCGTATTGTTAATAGAGTCTACGACTCCAGTGGTGGCATTTTGGATGTCGCTGAAAATACTCAAAGGCTCACCTATGCCTGCAAGTCCTCCAGCAAGGTTGCCTACAGAGCCAACCGCATTACCAATTACTGCAACCTTCCCAGACTTGGCGATCGCTTTTTCAACAAATCCGTCAAAGGCATCTAGAGAAGAAGACAATTGCGTCTTAAATGAGGCTGTCAATCCTTCTCCCAACACCTGTCCAAGACCTGAGCCGATCTTTGCCGACTTGCCCTCTAGTCCTACGAATGTTTCTAACGCAGGGGTCAGTGCTTTCGCTGTGTTTTTTAGCCCTTCGCTTAAAGACGTTGTGGCATACAGGGCATCATTTGCATTATTTTCGATCGCTGTGAATAATGCGACCCCAGCATCAGATCTCACCAAGCCTTGAACGAAGTCAATAGCCTGAGCAATGTTATTAATTCTGCCAAGAACAGCATCTAGCGTTGAGGTTGTAGATTTAGAGATAGAGGCAGAGAAATCAGAGAATGACTTTGACAAGTCAGAAACTTTATCGCCTAAATCTTGGACAAGCTTTTCAGCATTTTTGAAGACATCAGCAGATTTGTCGGTTGCCTTGATAATAATATTGACGGAGCTTTCGGCGTTTCCAGGACTGGAGTACATTACTGATCTCCTTCAGGATTCTTCTTCTTACGAGCCTTTTTAGGTTTGACTTCTGGCTCTGCCCAAGGATCGTCGTCGTCTGTAGCTGGGTCGGGGTTTTTCGGTTCCGCCGCTTTGCGAGCTTTTCTAGGTGGAGCGGTGTATAGCCCAGTTGGCTCCGGCTTAGGTTTTGAGGCTCTTGGAGTGGTTGCTTTTGGTTTAGCCTTTGAGGCTGTCAATCTAGGCTCATAATTCTCTTCCTCTTCCTCTGGCTCCACGACAGGCTTAGCCCTAGATCGAGTTGCTTTGGGCTTTGGCTCCGCTGCGGATTCCTGTTTCTTGGTTTTGCGCCCCAACAGACTGGAGTCGTAATACCCAAACGATTCCCGAATATGCCGCCGTGCTTCAGGGTCACTGAGATAATCCTCAACCTCTCCCCCCTTGACCGTAGAAATCCACTTGGGGCGATACTTAGGAAGAATTGAGAAGGGATCTTTGGAAGACGTAATGGTTGAGATATTCTGATTCATTCTCTTAGTCGTCCGAGTCTTACCCTTCTCGTCCACTCCGGGCTTTGTGATGCCAAAATCGGGGGTGCCCATCATGACGACGTTAATGCGAGAAGAAATATCGCTGCCTTTAATGCCGCTTCCATCTGGAGGTCGCATCCGCTCCAGAATTTCCAGGGCTTCATTCGTCACGTTGCCGCCCGCTCCGTGAGCCAGGATGTTGAGAGGTTTGTCCTTATAGGCAGAGCCATGAGCATATAGCTGAGCCGCCAAATCAACAGCAGCCTGGTTTCTACCTTTTTTGGTATTACTTAAATACTTTCCGAACTGACCTTTAACATGATCAAGTAGGTATCTTGGGTTGTAATTCCCGGCTGCATCCCGCTTCTGATGTGGCGATAGCGGTACATCAAAATCAGCACTCTTCAAGGGAATAACGTGATTATGTTGTGTCAGCCAATCTTCTTCACTATCGTCTTCTAGCGGGGCTAAGTGGCTTTTAATATCTGCCCATTTAGCGACTGGAGCTTGAGAGAATCCATCCACCGTGAACATGATGTTATCTTTTTCAACCTCTTCAACAGGAAGTCTTCTCGCCTGCTGAACTGCCATCCGAGCTGACTCTTGAAAGCCATCTCGATACCTGTCTTGACCTTTCCTGTATTCGGAAACTCCCTGGTTGATCAAGAATGCTCCAACGGTTAAAGCCGCGATTTGCGGAGTTGCACCGCCCAGCATTCGGGTGATCTTCTGGAGCTGCCCCCAGGTCGTCAGTGGGTTGCCAGGGATTGTGGCACTGGCGCTGCCTAGATAAGCATCCCGCTCTCGTCTGGCGCTTTGCTGTTTGTCCAGCGTCTTTCTCAAGCGATTCTGACTTTCAGGATCTTTCTCTACAGCCTGCAAGGTACTCACCAACTCAGCCTTGCTCATGTGATTGGCGCGATAGACACCCCGCTGCCGAGCCTCCTCCTGCAACTGTCGAATTGTCTTTTGGTCACGAGATTGTGCAGCTCCTTTAATCGCAGCCATTTGACCGGGGGTGGCAAATTCATCGCCTTCTAGCTCACAGGTATCGCCTGGTTCAATGCACGCATCGCCACAGCTCACACCCTTGACGCACTTATCAGCCTTGTCAGTCCTCGTTTCAGATGGGGCTAACGGCAGAATAGCGATTCGCGCCGACAGCTCCTCATCTAGATCCCCCAGCATTTTTTTAGCAATCTCAGGAGTAACGAGCTTGTAAGAAAGCTTGTTCTTGTTCCAGTTCAGTTCAAAGACAAGGCAGTCAGACCTCTGAAGGAAGATGCCTTTCAAGCCACTTTCGCCCTGCGGATAGAACCGAACAATCCGCACACCACTCCCCGCCACCCCCTCTAGAACGCTGGTGAGCATTTTGCGGAGCCGAAGGTCGGAGCTGGCACTGACAGGAGCGGCAGTAGGCATAGGGACTAAGGGATAGACTTTTGCCTAGAGTTCCCGATCGCCTAAGAGTGGGCACGGAGCCAGACCCCTACAACCCAAGAGTTTTAATCTGCTGGCGTATACGCCAGCAGATTAAAAAGCGCCAGCACCAAGGCTTGCCACCATAATCCCCGCATTCTCGTAAAACCCCCCCCGCTGCTCGATCGCATAACCACCCAGCAACAGCGCCAGCCATACCTTCACCAATGGCATCCCCAACTGCTGCTGCAACTCCAGCAGTGACAACGAATCATGTCCCAAAAACACTGCCCCGATCGCCCCCAACCACTGCGATACATCTTCATCGTGGGACACCCCGATCGCCAGATCAAACGCCTCCGCCTCACTCAGCTCAGGATGTTGCTCCAGGCGTTGATCTAACTCTGCCAAAAGTGCAGCTTTGTCCAACAGACCCACTACCGTACCTGTTGGAGTAGCGCGAGGTTGGCGATCGCTCGGATATTGCACTGGCTCTGGATCTTCAAACAGATCGCCCAGATGTAGAGACTGCGATTGGACAAACAAATCGCTCTCTTCCTCCAGATTGACCAAAGGCTCTTGGGGATTATGCTGCTGCTCCCAGCCAGCCATCAGCAGTTCAGCTTTAGCCGCGTACACCTCCGAAATTTGCCGCAGCGATTCTCCGGCAATCTCCAACTGCGCCTGCACCGAGCGATCGCGGATCTCCCCCTCCAGCGCATCACACAGATGTTGCATGTCCGCCGTTTGAGGATATTGAATTGCCGCTTCTAGCGATTGAAACAAGTCCAGCTCTAGCTGTTGCAGCTCCATCAATTCTCCCCTGGATGCAGAGGGCAAGGGCGAATGGGGCACAGGATCGGCTTCAGCTCAACAGCATCCCGAAAACGCTCAACCTTAACGCCCGCGCTGTTAGAGAATCCATCCAGGATGCGAACCAACAGAGTCCTAATCTGCAACTCCGACAGTCCCAACGTATGGACAGGCTCAATCATTGCCTTGCGCTTGCCATCTAGCCACAGTTCCGCACTCAACGCATGGAGCGGTGAATCTTTCGTCTCACGATACCAATGAACCACAGCCGCAGAACCAGACGGCACCTCAACTTTCAGCAGCTCAACCCGACTCCCAGATCTTCCATTACCCCGACGCTTCAGCCGTCGCTTCTCGTTGAGAACACCACGACGACGGTAGTGCGAGCGGCGATCGTAGCACCGCGCTGGGTTCCAGCAGTTGTCCTTCTCTTTCCCGTGGGCTAATTGAGCATCGATGCTTGATAGCTTGGAGCAAAGGCGGCACTTCTCGTTGATCTGTTGTGGCATGGGTTCCTGGCTTCCAGACGGCTTATTATACCTGATGTAGTCCGGGATTAGTCCTAGTAAAGATAATAGATATTTATTTGCACTACAGGGCAGTTTTCTGATAAGGTACAGACGTGCCAAATGCCTTTTTTGGACACTCGATCGCAGATAGCTTTGATTTCTGTACACCAATCAATCGGGAGAATATGAGACAGAACGATTACATTCAGGTTGGGTCTGGGTTGACCATTGCCAAGACATCAGTTGCGGCAGTTGGACCTCCCGTGTATCACGGGCTTTACGATAGGGCAGTGTATGTAGTCTATTTACATTCAGGGAAAGAGTTCGAGATATTCGAGACACCCGAGATATCCGAGACATCAGAGACTAGCCATTCGACCCCAAACCCAATCCCCGCAATGCCTCGTGTGGATTTCCTTTTCCAGCTCTACGATGTCATCGTAGACAAGGAGCAAACCAGGATGCTCTGGAAGTATTTCCGGGCGGCAGACATGGAGTCCGAAACTGAGGCGATTCCAGTGGAAGATCAGGTGGCAGCGCAAGAAGTTGTAGGGAGCACGGACGCTAAGCAGCAATTTGAGAGAAGCCTCGTCGAAGCAGAAGATCACATCAATATTTATAAGGATGGCGACCAGTGGTGTGCCTTACATGGCGTAAATCTTCAGGAGGGGACGGCGGGCTTTGGCGACACACCTGGCAAAGCGTTGCAACCTGTGAGTGAGGCACTGACATCAGCCTTCTTGGAATTTCGAGCCGCAGCGGAGAGGTTAGGTAATTCAGCAGAGGAGAAGTCATGAGATCATTATTTGCTGCTGGCTACACAGAGCACAAGGCTCCTGATAACGAGCTGTGGATGGAGCTAGATCTCCAGATCTTAACCCCAGTTAAGCTCTACTCCATGAAGCGGACTGTGCGTATGCCACTCTTAGAGTGGAAGGCTTTAGATTTAACGGAAGAATGGCTGTCCAACTGGGGCGTAAGATACGACCCAGGGGCAGAGGCGATCGCAAAACGTTCCGCGGACTTTGACAGGGTTCGAGTAAACGAGGGTATGTCTGAAGCGGTACAAGTCGTTGAGGACAGGAAGGTTTCTTGGGATTCTCTGACATCAATGGCTATTAGAGATATCGCCAGCGCAATCCGCAAATAAATTCCCTTTTAACCTATGTCCCATCCATCACCCCTCCCCACTATCAAAGTCGTCGGGCTACCATCCCCCACGATCGCCCGTCGTCAACGTCCACAGCAGACCGTTGACCTGCGTTGGCTCAAGGTCGAGGAATTCCTAAACTCTAGTTCCTTGTCTGTCAACTCGCGCAAGGTCTACTTTCGGGAGCTGACAAGGTTTGCCGAATGGCTACCGCTGAACTGGAGTGAGATCAAGAGTCGCCATATTGCCAGCTACAAGCTCTTCCTTAAAGAAGAAGTTCAGACTCGCTCTGGCACCCCTCTCTCTCAAAGCAGCATCAACTGCGCGATCGCCTCCGTCAAATCATTCTTTTCCTGGCTGATGCAGTCCTACCCCGAACTGGTCACCCATGACCCATGCCTCGGCGTGCGGTTCGAGAAGATCCCCCTTCCTCCAGCTCAGAATCTAAACGCGCAACAGGTCGAACAAGTCTGGGGTGTTCTCCCCCAGCTCGGTGAAACTCAGTTGCGCGATACTGCGCTGATTCACATTCTCTTTCACGGTCTACGGGCTGGAGAAGTCGTGTCGCTGAACCTAGCAGCTTTTGACCAGAACATCTTGTTCCTGGCAGACACCAAGAACAATGAGCCACGGTTGGTGCCTCTACTCAAGGCGGCGGCGGCGGCAATTCAAGCCTACCTGAACAGCCGGGAAGAGTTGGGTGAAGAAATGACTGGCGATCGCCCTCTACTCCTATCCCACCACCATGGGCATCGTAGCGAGCGGTTGACCTACTTTGGGCTGAGTTATGCGATCGGGAAGATTGGGGACTTGGCGGGAGTGCCCGACCTGCATCCGCACCAGTTCCGGCATACCTATGCCACAGAGCTGTTGCTGAAGGGAGTTGATCCGACTCATGCCAGAAGATTGACGGGACATAGGAGCGATCAGTCGTTCAGGCGGTACACCCTGGCTGGAGAACAGCAGGCTGCAATGGATGCCTTTTACCGTGCCTACGAACCAGAGCGAGTTCATAGCGACTAAGGCTCCAAACAGCCGCTATTCCCCCGCTCTGCCCGACAGAACCCCCAAGCTCATCGGGCAGGGCATCAAATTTTGCCACTCTAATGCCGTGCTCAGGATGCCCAATTTCCTGGGCATCCTTAAAAAGCTTTATTAGAACCCCACTCCCATGTCACAAAAACTATCCGAAATCCAAATCACGATCAAAGGGCAGACGTTTACCTGTCCCAGGCTATCAAACGAAAACTCCCTGTATTTTGGTTCGTTGCTCATGAACAGGGACGAGCTGCGGGTCTTTATCGAGGAAGAACAGCCTGAGCTTGCGATGGATATGATGCAAGCGCGTTTGATTGAATCCAGCGAACAAATGTCCAAATTGTTCGCTCAGAAGGATCTTTCATCAGAAGCGATCGCAGAGCAAATCAACAATGAACAAGTTCATGCGATCGTTCAGCGGTTTATCGTCCGCGTCAACCAAAACCAGGTGCCAGGGGATTACATTCCAAACGTTCGGTATCAAGTTGCAAAGAGACTTATAGAAGTCTTTCCCCAATTTGAATCAAATGGGTGGGTGACTGCCACATCCATCAACATGGACCTTGAAGACTTAATCACAGCACTCGCCATTCCCCTCTTTGGCACCATGTCATCCGCAGCAGAGAAAGCAGCAGAGACTCAGCCAGAAGCCAAGAAGCCAAAGTCTGAAAAGCCGAAGGGCTTCAAAGCCGAAGTGCAGAAAGCTACCAAGGGGTCAGAAGCGCAAGGCAGTGACCCTAACGTCGGAGACAAAGAAGAGCGTTTTGACGAACTTCTGGCAAGCCGGAACGAACTGCAAGCGCGGTTCGATAGCCTGCAAGCCCAGCTTGCAGGCAGCGCAGCGATCGACGTTACCGTGGTCGAAGACGATGCCCGCAAGGGACGAATTCTCAACCTTGAGAAGGAGCTTGAGGCATTGAAAGCCTCAGCCGAAACGTCTAAGATTAGCTAGAGGTCAGAGATCTTCCGCTTGCGAGCGCGAGCACGGATACGTCGCGGGACGGGGATGTTGCCCCCAGCTCCGGGTAGCGATCGGATAAGCTGCCGCATAACGTCCGTCATAGTTCGATTCGCATCCTTAGCAAAGCTTTTCAGCCTTTCCATCTCCTCTTCAGACACTCTGAAGTGCAGTTGTACCTCGGGTCCCATATTTGTGTACCAGTGTGGTAATATCATATTAATCTAAAAAGATCGAATAAATCGTTCTAGATAGAATATGCTGGTTTTCTGCCCTTAAATCCTTAGCTCTGAATCCTGATCTCAGGAGAGGAGTCCCCCAAAAATTGCCGTGACTTTAAATCCCCACATCCGCACATTTACAAGCCTGCCTCCACGTAAAAAAGAGGCTCCGCATTTGCGTGAGCCTCTTTTATAAGGTATTTTGCGATCCCCCCCACTCAACTGCCAAGAAGACAAAGGGGAAAGCGATTTAAGGCACTCACTATAACTCTCACGTTTCAAGGCTCTAGAAAAGCCTGATAGATGCTTAGGGCTGATGAACCCCTCAACGGATCACAACTAAATGTTTCAAAAAAACAAACCTAATCGGTCACTGACATGACCTTTCAGGGCTTCAAACTAAACAACTTACTGGGTCAATTAAGACCCTTCAGAGATTCAAACTAAACAACTTACTGGGTCAATTAAGACCTTTCAGGGTTTCAAACTAAACAACTTACTGGGTCACTCACATGACTTTTCAGCTCATTCAAACTAAACAACTTACTGGGTCACTCACATGACTTTTCAGCTCATTCAAACTAAACAACTTACTGGGTCACTCACATGACTTTTCAGCTCATTCAAACTAAACAACTTACTGGGTCACTCACATGACTTTTCAGCTCATTCAAACTAAACAACTTACTGGGTCACTCACATGACTTTTCAGCTATTACAGTCCATTCAGAATAGCACGATCGGATCAGTAAATTCACCGCTACAAAACAGGAATTTCCCTGGGGTAGCCGGAATCACTTACCTAGAAAAAAAGATTCCTGTAACAAACCAGGTGCGAACTGATTTGTTACAGCTCTTCAAATCTTTGTGCAATTCACCTTTAATTATCTCACAAATTAGCCCCTTCGTCACCAGAAATCACCTTTTTCTGAGAGGAAGGAATTTATGAGATTCAACTCAGTTGTGCAACGTGGGCTTTTTACCGAGATATTCCCCCATCGGTTTGACTATATCTATGCTAATCATGTGCATCCAGGCGATCGCCCCGACTGGCAGACCGAATCGCGTCACCCCCTCAACGATCGCCTCATCGAACAAGGTGCTCTTCTATACGGTGTCCGTTTCGGCGCACAGACTTCTTATGTCATGCTGGACATTGACGCTGGCAGTCCCTATCACCCCAGTCGCTGCAAAGAGGCAACAGCGAGGATGCTGGAATCGCTGGAACCGTTGGGGCTTGTCAGTTGTGTGACAATCAGCAGCTCTTTCAGTGGAGGATTGCACCTTTACTTCCCGTTCAGAGAGAAACAGAGTTCTTATGACATCGCGGTAGTGGTTGCCACTACCTTAGAGAACGCAGGCTTTCCTTTGAAGGGCGGGCAGGTAGAGCTTTTCCCAGACCCCAAACCCTATACGGCTGAGGGCACCCGATCGCTATTCAACGCCCATCGGTTGCCGATGCAGGATGGATCGTTTCTCCTCGATGAGGATTTCCAGCCGACTAGCGCTTTCAAAGAAACATTCCAAGAGCGGTGGGAGTGGGCTAAGGACAGGAATACTGACGTGAAGCGATCGGTGCTCCGGCGCAGGCTAAAGCAGGTGAAGCGCTGGAGATATCACGTCTCTGGTAAGGCAGACAAATTTCTCAACGACCTCAACGCTGAGATCGAGCTGGGTTGGACTGGTCCAGGGGAAACAAATTATCTCCTCGGTCGCATCACTATGCGGTGCTTCATTTTCCACCATGTCTTAGCAGGTGGCTCACCTTTATCTGGGAAGCCTCTTGTAGATGCAATAGTGTCTATTGCTCGGGATCTACCTGGGTACAAAGAATTTTGCGGGCATCAGCACGACATTGAACATCGCGCCCAAGAGTGGGCACATTGCATTGAGGGCAGCAAGTATTTCCCCTACGGCACTGCTAAAGGAAAATACAAACCTAAAGCCTCAGACTCAACTACTACGTCCGAAGCGTCCCCAACCTGGAATCAACAACAAACCAGTAAAGCCAGGGATCGAATTGCTAGGGCGATCGCGGTGATGCTCGATTCTGGTTCCTTGCCCAGTAGCCCCACCAGTCGATGCAAAAAGTTAGTAGCTGCCGGGATCGGTATGGCAACCCTCTACCGACACCGGGATTTATGGCACCCCGCTCACTTTATTGAGCTGGAGCCAGATTCGTCCGAAAACCCCGTCAAATATGAGGTTGGACAGTCAGACCGCGCTGAGGGCGCATCTGACTGTCACAGTCCTACAAGCTTATTTACAGCAACAGGCAGTAATCCTATGCCAGAACAGGCTTTCAGCGATCGTGACACCCCCCTAAGCCTGGTTTCAGGCAGTAATAGCCAGAACCCTTTACCAGATGAGTTTTCAGGCTTAAGTGCTCAGGATTGTGCTGCGGCGATGAGAGCTGCCTCTCAAGAGGCTCTGAGAATGGCTACTCAAATTAAAATTCAGTCGGTTGATCAGGCATATCTAGCCCGAATGCAGAGCTATCTGGACTCCAATGACCCGATTCTGATGGCAGAGGCGATCGCTTGGCAGGCTGTTGCCCGAAATAGTAGTCCGGCTGAGCCTGAACCTATAGTTCCCAACGCCATCCTTGTCCCTCTACCGCCCACTCCTCCTCCTATGCCACCACCCATTACCCAGTTAGTCCAATTCGAGGTTGCCGAGACGGGCGATCTATCCCATCTCCTGATGTCAATTGACCTCCAGCAGCGATGGCTGGACTGGAGTAAGGAACGAATTGTAATGGAGATGACTTCGCAGTTCGGGAAGGCAAAGCGATCGCTGTTAACTCCCTCAGAACTGGGGCAATGGCTCGCCTATTTAATGCCGGGAGGTCAGTTCAATGCATGAGTTAAAGTCTGATTACAATGTCCACCCCATCCGTCCGCTCAGCAGTTTGGTTCTTTGTGGCTCTAGGGTTGACCCCTATAAGCCCGCTTCAATTGAACGGCTCAATGCTTCTTACCTCACAGAGCAAACTGCCAGAGTCGATCGGGGGCAGACATCTTCTCTCTATCCAGGGTTGAGCAATTTCAATAAGCCTAAGTTCAATGTGCCGCTGCGAGAAGCATTCTTCCTGCCCGTTGATGCTGCCAAACAGGAACATGCCTGGGCACAACTCCAGGGGCTACATCAAGATTTGAGTGTCAGCCTGAACGCGATCGCCCTGAAGCTGCAAAGCATGGGGCGCTATGCCGAACGGCTAGAGCAGGCAGGTGACGATGCCCCCAATCCTCTGAACGCTGAAGTTGTCATTGCTGAAGATCCCCACGATATTCGGTGGGGAACTGAATGCTTGGGAGAATGGCATCCCTCAGCCATTAGCAAGGTGGCAGTTTTGCGCCATACACCCAGGAAGATAGAGCTGGCAACAGGTGGAATGAAACTTCAGTCGGGCAAGTTCTGCTGCCAGGGCAATGACTGGGAGGAATTGCAGCAGTTGCAAAGGCTGGCAGATGCCAGAGCCGATGCGATCGCCGCATTCTTCAAAGCTCCGACCTCATGGAAGGAACCTGCACAGGAAATTGCCCTCACCGAGCAGCAAATTAAAACTGCTGCCCTGGCGCTGCCCGAAGATCGCCGTCAGCGTTTAGTCATGGCGCTGCTGCAAAGTCTCCCACCAGACATTGATTCAATCGAATCTGCTGGCGTATGCGCCAGCAAGAACTTTACAGGATGGCTTGAGGAACAGCGAGAAGGGAAAGAAGCCTACTTCCGCTATCGCGTGGGTGGCTCGCGCAAGAGCAAGAAACTCAAGAGCAAGGCGGAGATCCTATTGGTGCAGAAGCTTAAGCATCACCGTCACCCTTGGGAGAAAACGCTGGCAGCTCTGGGCAATTTTCTAGGCGATGCCCAGGCGACGGTAGACCGACTGCACGAGTCCGGGTTCCTAACAGCGATCGAGTCCGCAGAAATTATTTCCTTCCATGGAATGGAGAAGAAAAAAGTTGACATCCTCACCGTCCTGAAGGAGCGGTGATTCCAAGAATCACTTCTTGGGTTTTCTGCTTCATAGCAACTGCCTCGACCCTCTAGGAGTTTTGGTCTTATGTTCGCTCCACAGACTAACCCCGCAAGCCCTGCGGTTTTTCAACAAACAGTCAAAAACTGGTTTGATTTGTGTCTTTCAAGGATGTTGCCATTGCCTCTCAAGCTTTTCCCGGTCTACCAACTTTTCTGCGCCGCCGTCTGCGGGTGCAAACGAACTTTGGTGTTAGGCTCTATGTCTCCGTTGTCGCGGGTGGGTCAGCAACCACAACCATTATACCACATACGTTTGGAGGTTTTCGCGGCATTGAGCCGCTCAACCTCCGCTCCTATCCATCCCCGCCCTAGAACGGCAGGGTTTCTCGGAGAATCTCGATGAAGCCGCAGTTATCCATGATCTGGACCAGTAAGCTGCCGATTACGTCGGATGGCAGTTCATACCTTGAGATTGTTCCAGTCACGGGCAATCAAGGAAACTTCATACTGAACTTAGGAGGCGATCGCAGAGAAGACGATCGCTATTTCCCCCGCTATTTCTGGGACAGAACAGACGCTCAGAGGGAGGCTGAGGCGTATCTGATTAGGCAGGCTATTGATGTGCGTGGCAAGTCTTTTGGTCAAAGCCCTCGCGCCATCATTCAGTTTGGAGAATCTTTAAACGAAATCGTCGGGGATTATTGCACTGCCACCATTCAGCCCATTCTGCTTTTTGGCGGGCAGCGCTGCGCTGTGGGCAACTATGCAGCAATAGTGCATGTCCATGAGGGGAAGGAAGATGTGTTCGTTGCTGACGATTTAGATTTACTCCCACGCCTATATTTTGAGTTGGCGATCGCCATGACGGAAACCTGGAGCTGGATGAGAGCGAGAGAGCAGGTTTAGCAATTAAGAGGTTAATTATGTTGCCTGAAAAAATCAATGAATGGGTTTTACTAATCATGTCTAAACGGATTCGAGTCCCCGTCATCCAAGTTCCCAACTTCTTGATAACCGATGACTGCGACCCTGTAGACCTTGAAGAAGACCATCCAGCTAATCCCTTATCCCCTCACTACAGATTGGAGGCTAGGCTGTCTTGGCTGGAAGAGCAACATCCAGACCATCCCTTGAACCGCCGCGAAAGACATACCGATCGCCCCGTAGTCTGTGATGGATGTCGCAATTATTATGGTCTGTCGCATGGCGGAAACAGATTAATATGCGGGATGCATCCGTATGGTGTTGCTGGAGAAATTTGTAGTGATTGGGGATGCAAAGATGCAGAGTAGTTCCATCCAGACAACAGAGTTCCTGATTCCAGGGGGAGTTCCCTCTGAGTGGTTCGATACGCTAACAACGGTGTGGAATCAATCGTTGTTTTATCTGTTCTGGTTGCAGCATTGGAAGCGGGGAAATAAGGCTCAATCCTTCGAGCTTTCCCCAGAAATCTACGAAGCTGTTGAAAGTGAATTCTGGGGTATCCGTCTAGGCTACGACCTGATTCCCCCAGTCGAGGTCAAGATTCGCAAACAAGGCGATGACTGGGTTCATTGCTGCGACATCGCCCGCACTGTGCGCCTGGACAGAACAAAATCCTGGGATTCGTCCAACACAGAGGAGCGGGCGTGCTGCCCGATTTACTGCCCTAGAAGTGTTGTTCCCGCCCACGCCCAACCCGTGGGACAAAAGCAATTCTGGATGGAGACTCCACCCATTTCTAATTACAGCGCGATCGACCTACGTAAACCGTTCGCAGCAAAGCGTTGCGACTGGATTAAAGAAGCGACAATCCCCTCTGTGTACATCAATGACTTTATTAGTTTGGTCGTGATGCCTGCCTGGGAGTCCTATCAAAAGGGCAAGCGAGGGAAGCCCAGATTCAAGGGCAAATCCAACCCAGTCACGACGATCGCCTGTGAATCATTCCGGGCACAGTGCCACTCCAAAGGAGACGATCGCCTCAAACTGCCTGGAGCGATCGCCCATGTGCCAGGGTTAGAGCGGCGGTTACTGACCCCGATCGCTCGGTTGATCAAGCAAATGAAAGCGAACCCCAGCCAGTTTCCGGCGCTGGAGAAGAAAGTAGAAAAGCTACGGACAGAGGCGCTTCGCAAAGTCGCCAAAGCAGAGAATCTGGTCATTAAAGATTTGAGCGCAGAAGCGTTGGCAGCACTGAAGCAACGGATCAACGAAGACGAGATTAAAAATAAGGCGATCGAATATTTTGAGAAGCCTGGGAGCTTCAGAATTCTCCGCAGAGACGGTGCAGCGTATCTGCAAATCACAGCAGAAATGCCCGTCAAGGTTACCCCTACAAGCAAGATTGTCGTGGTGGACACGGGCATCAACTATCTTGTAGTCGGCTCTAATGGGATGGTTGTAAAGCACCCGAACTTTTCCAAAGAAGAAGTACGACTTAAAAGTCTGCAAAGAGTCCTGGCGGAGAAGAAGCCAGGTAGCCTCAACTTTGAAAGAAACAGAGCAAAACTTAAAAAAGTCGAGGGGCGGATCAGGCGCTCCAAGCGCAAGCGTCAAACCTACGTTGCGGCGTGGCTCGCAGACGTGAATAGAGAAATTAGAGTAAAGCTGCTCAAGATCCCAGAGGCGATCGCCACACCCAACCCTATCCCCGACAAAGAGGGCGAGAGATATATTCCCAACGGCGCTGGGGATGCTGCTATTGTCAATCGCCTTACTCTTGATGCGGCTCTGGGGCAATTCGTTAATTTGGTAGAGCAGCAGGCAGCTAAAAAGAACCGCACCTTTACCAAAATCGACATTGAGCCAGAAGCCAATGTTGAAGACATGGAGCAACAGATTCAGACCGCAGAGACTACGACTGAAAGTAACGGTCAAGCGATCGCCCGTGAACCAGACAGGAAGAAGAAACCAAAGTCTACTGGTACGCCAGGGACAACAGCCGTAGCTAAGAAGCGGAACCGTAAGAGAGAAGAGGCGATCGGTTAACCCACCAACACCATCATTCCACTTTCATCTAAGGTGAATGGCAAGTTGCAAGCCGCCGCTAGTTGCCGCAGGGTGCCTGTGGTTTCAGCATCGGGGTGGGCGATCGCCACCATTGCGTTCCACAAGTAAATAATGTTGGGCAAAACCGCTTCATTTGCGCCCACTTGCCCCATGAGAACCACGAAAACACTACTGATGGCAGCGGTTTGGGAATTAAAGCCAATCACGGGTAAAGAGGCGATCGTTCCCACTGCCTGAAACGTTGCCCAATCACGAACAGGCGGTGGGGATGGGTTTAAATAATCCACCACCCTCGGATCATCGTCAGCCACCTCAAACCACAATTCAGCCTCAGCACTCGGAGGGGCGATCGAAGCGTAGCCGATGGTTTTGCCGTTTTCTTGCCTGATGTACACCACTAAGAAGCTCCCCTAGGATGATAAAAACCGCGAACAACGATATTACTAACGGCACTTGCAACAGTGACATAATGCTTGATCTGCCCCGCTCCATTAGTGGGAATTTCAAAAGATGCGGCTGTGTTGATGGTCGTAATAAATATATCGGCATTGACACTAGGCGACGAAGCGAAGACGAAAGTAGAAGTGGTATCCAGGAAAAAACGTCCGATCGCCCTCACAACAAGCCCTGCTGGAACTGCAAGTGTTACCAAGTTGGTTGTTATTGTTGGCGTAACGCCATTAAACGATACGACTGGATCAACCCAATCAAAGCGATCGCCCGTCTGTACAAAGTTGCGAATATTGCTAGATCCATCCGTCATGATTGACCCGATGATCCGCCCAACCCAACCGCTCGGAATATTGGCACCTGACACAGACAAATCAAAACCCGCATCTACCGCGCCTGTTGTTGTATTGCGAATAACGAATACGTGCCAAGTTTGGTTAGCCGCGATTGTTCCCGCGAATCTTCCGCCTGCGTTGCTTCCCGCAGCCCAGACAGAAACAGGTGTTAAAAATTTGGGTAGGGAGCTACCCAACACCGCGATCGCTCGGCTCCCAGATCCAGCGATTACAGCCCGACCCGATGCAATAGTAATTAGAGAGCCAACACCCAAAGTCAGAGTCATTCCTTCCGGCGATCCGATTGGCGCACTGAGAGCTACAGCGTTAACAGCGTTATTTCTGGCAATTGGCATAATTATTAAACGTTGATATCAAGGTTTCCAACAGAGCTTTGAACGACCCAAGTGGTATTCGCAACAACACAAACTAACGTGATGCAATCCCGCGCATGGGATGAAGCAAGATATCCTGTAACCCCGGTAATTGAAACCTGATCGCCAAAGTGAACAAGTTGATTCGCATTCTGAGAAATACGCCATCCACCTGCACCTAGACCGACGATTTGAATCTGTGTCCCCTGTGTGGCGACGGCTGGTAAAGTCAGGTCGCAAAGACCAGCAGCTCTATTGGCGATACAAATACCGGAAACTAGAGCACCTGTAGTACCCGTGAATTCAGTGATGGTCGCGTCGGGTGAGGGAGTGGCGTATGAACCATCTCCTCGAAGGAAGTTTGTGGCGTTGGCACCCGCACCTAAACGCGCTGGAGCCATAATTCCAGTCTGAATATCACCAGCATCGATCGCCGTATCACCAATCGAAACCCAGTTTGAGTTGGTGGATATGGGTAGAGCCTGAAGAATATAGGTGATACCTGAATCTAGCTCTTTGGCGTATGCCCCGACAATCTTACCTGTTAATGCCAACCGAGCAGCTTGATTGGCAACCAAATCAAAACTACTAATTTGCAGAGATGGGATAATCGCAGGATCGAGCTTGCCACCAACCTGCACCAAGGCGACATCGCCAGCAGCAATACCTGTGTTGAGTACAGCAGCCGTACCCAGACCAAACAGCGTCCGACCTTGCGCGCCCGTTAGCTCTTCTACCGTCCCCGTGTCAGCCGTAACCCGACCGAGAAACCGCGCTGTAGTGATGTTTTGAATCTTGGCATAGGTAACCGCTTGATTGGCGATCACCGGATTAGGATAGTTACTACCTGCTAGATCACCACTGACGATCGCTCCACTAGGAGTATTAGTCGCAGTCCAGCCCGGAACACCCCCCGCAACAGCAAAATAAGTTCCGTTAGCGCCGATAGCCAAACGGGTCAGAATGCCGCCCACTAAATAATAAATATCACCATCGGTATCGCTACCCAGAGCAACTTTAGTCCCGGCTGTAATGGTTTTATTTGATTGGTTTTGCTTAACGATCGCCATTTTTCCTCACCGCTCAATAGTTGGCATTAACATCAAAATTGCCCTGAGAATTAATCACCTTCCACCTGGTATTAGCTTCAAGGCAGACTAATTCGAGAACGTCCGAAGGATCGGTGCTAGAGATACCGCCAGTCACACCTAGAGCGGTTTCAAGGTCGCCAAAGACAATGGATTGCCCCGCTGCTTGCGATAGGCTCCAATTAGCAGAACCTGCCGCCGAAAGCATAATCCGATCGCCTACAGCGCTGGTTTCTGGTAAGACCACACTCTCTAGGGAATTAGAGTTAATCACCGTGAACCGCTTCGCCATCAAAACATTGCTAACGACTAGATCAGCATTCGTTTTGAAGACAATCGGAAACCCAGCGCCGATAGCAGCAATGAAGTCTGCTTCTGGAACTAGAATCTCCTTGCCTTCTACAACTCGAATGATGAAACTAGGCATACAACCAGGGATTCCCCATCTCTATGTTGATTTTTGTCTGATTCATCACGGTCGCAAAAGGCATCAGAAATCCAATTGCGGGAGGAACTGATGTAAGCTGCCCTGCCTCTCCTAAAAACAGAAGATCCAAGCCCAGCCCCCAGTTCCAGACGGGGTTGGAGAAAATGCCTTGCCGCTGAATGCGGGGTGAGCGTCCTGATACCGTCGATTCCTCTAGAATTCCCAAGACGCTATAGGCGTGTTCGATAATTCGATGGTCGGCGTACACTAGCTCCTCGCCAGCCAGTGCCACAACCCGCCCAACATCCAGCCCCTCTGGGGCTAAAAGCCCTGGTGGAGTCTCCCCGCCAATCTCTCCCCGGCTAACGCGACGAACGACGATCGCTGGAGGTGGAGAGACGAAATCAATTTCCATAAATCTGGGTGACCCCAACATTAAATTGAATCCGATCGCTCAGTAATGCTGCACCCACAGGCAATAAGAACGCTACCAATGGTGGCTCTGGAGCTGTTTGGGTAAGCTGCCCTTGAGCACCCAGGTAAATCGGTTGTCCAGCAATCCAATTCCAGGATGAGTCAGAGACGATGCCCTCTTGTAAGGCTTGAGCCTCCATGCCAGCGGCGATCGGCTCTAGAACTAAGCCCACTACGGCGTAGGCATGGGCAATGTTGCTGCTATCGGCATAGACCAGCAGGTCATTGATCAGCGCCACCACTCGCAGCGCCGCTAAATTGTTCCCCGATACTAGAGGCGGAGCGTAGAACAAGTCTTCTTCGTCAACAAAAACAGAAGCAGCCGGATCAAACGGAGTCATCAGGGTCGAAGTCACTGTGAAATCTTCTATCTCTACTTCAAAACTGGGTGAAACCGAGATCTTGTAGACCAAGAGCCAATCGTTATTCTCGGTTTCCACCACAATAATGCTGCCGCTGGCCTCAATCTCTCGAAAGTCTGCCCCCAGGCACTCAGGCTGAATCCGCAGACGGGCAATCATCCCCATCAGCAAGGTTTCAGCATCCTTTTTGGGCAAATCCTCATATTCGTAGACCGCATCAAATCGGAACATGATTGTGAACGATAATCGCATCGTGCCGATTACCGGAGTCTCGCCGCCCAGTCCAGGGAATGAACCCTTAGTGCTAATGTCGTTGGTCGTCGGCTCCTCACGGGCGATCGACGGCGGTACATTCGGATCTTCTGTATTCCTGGGAAAGTTTAGCCCCCATTCATCAATCCTCAGATTCCGCTCTAGATACGATCGCAGTGCCATGCGAACAGTTTTTGGATTCATGATGATTACAAAGTTTTCAGGAACCCCAGCCCCAAATTGCAGTGAAGCAGCTTTGGCTTAGCTTTAGCTGACATCCATTGGACGTATCGAAGGATATCTTTCGGGTCAAACGGGCAGATACAGCCTGCGCTGCCCGGAGAATAGCTGGCATTATTATCAAGATGAATGCCAAAGTCGCCGCGACTATTCACCTTAGACTTACCGATCGCATCAATACTGCTCCAGTAGCGTCCAAGCGCATCGCCCCAAGACGCTGAACCCTGAGTCGTCGAATCCTCGACTGCACCCAGTTGATAAATTCCTTCCGGCAAGCAGCGCAAAGAACCTGAATAGTCTTTACTGGGATGCACAAAATCTTCGCGCTGAGTGAAGCCAGCGCCGGAGAGCGCGGCAATCTGATCAACACAGCGATCGCCATTCATCAGCGCGAGCCGGAATATTCTAAACCCAGAGGCATGGTACTTCCCAGTCCAATTTAGCTCTAGGCGAATCTCGCCTGAAGCAGGATTGACAGCCGGAGCTGCGACAGGAGCAGAGGGAGTCACCTCAAGCATGGCGGGATCAGCTCGAAAGATCAGTCCAAATTGCTCGCGTTGCTCATCTGTTAGCGACCGATCTAGCCAATTGACTGCTTCAACCTGCTGAGGTAATCCTTTCCAATAGCGGATGACATTAGCTAATTTGATATCGGCACTAACTACGTTAACCATCGCTTAAAGCCTCGTTTGCATCTTGAACAACAATGATGGGAGCTGGAGAAAATGGAGGGGGAAAGGTAGTCTGCTGAGGCTCTGGCTGGCTGATAGCGGCTTCAAGCTGCAACTCTGGCTGCAAATCTGCCTGGTCTGGACCTGGCATCCAATTAGGGGTATAAACACCACCCGCGCCCACTCGTCCTGCGATCGTTTGACCTGTGGCATAAACTCCGACCATGGCGCAGATCGTTCGCAGTGAGTTAGCTATCTCAGCCAGCTCGCTTTTATGAGCGGGATACTTGTTCCCAAAATGGTCTGCCAATGGTGTTGATGCGGTTGATAAAATCGAAACAAGGAATCCCAACAGCGCCCAACGAATGGTGTTGGATTGGATTAAAGACTTAGGCTGGGTTGAGCTTGCGTCGGTATCAGCGATTGTTTCTCGTGAATATCTGGGCATTGGAAGGAAGACTCCTATTAGCGGTGGTCAGGCTTACGCCGAAGAACTAATTTCCAGCAAAGCGTGTCTTGAGTAATCGAAATAAAGTCACACTCAATTCCTGAAAGAATCTGAGTTCCGTCTGGCGATAGCACGCCATCAACGAAGTAGCTCAGCCCTGTATCAACTAGATCGTTGCGGGCATAAACACAGCTCACTCCACTCACCTGAAAGTCATCCATCTCCAACGTGATGTTGGCAGCTTGGAATGCACCCGCTAACCTGGGACCGACAAAATCGATCGCCGGAGTCGGCGTAATCTCAACAAAACTTGTCGCAACCTGAGTTTGCCCAGGCAGCTTGACCCGCCTGCGAATCACTAATGCTCTAATGGTCGGAACGCCAAAATCCTGGGCGAGCACCGCTGTTAGATCTCGGACTCCCTGCATTTGCTCAATGAATGAGAACGTCATATCACAAACCCAGTTGTGCTAGTGAGGCGATCGCGCAACTGGGTAAATTCCTGTCCGTAGACGGTTTTCTCCAGGTGGGTGCCTGTCAAGAATGCATTGCCTGATTGTCCCCTAGCAATCGCCGTCGTTGCCCCAGCCATCTGAGCCATCTGCCCCCACTCCAGCTCCAGTAGGTGCTGCGTGTAGAGAAAAATGCCTTCATCTCGATCGTCGCCCCATACCAGCTCTGGACACTCCCTAGCGCCCTTGTCGATCGCCCTTTGAATCGCCAAAGGTGCAACCTTGGAGTATTTAGGGTACATCGCAATCAACGTTTCAGGAGTTAGCATCAGACTTCAGTCTTAGTCGTTTTACTTGCTTTAGCGGTAGCCAGACCTTGATCACCGCTTCCAATTCCTTGATTTTTGTTTCTAAAACCTGAACTCGGGCTTCAAGAGGATCTACCTCTTGAGCCTCTGCCACCAATCGTTCTGCGTTTGGTAAAACCATTACTGTCCTTGCGTTTGAATCATTGCTTCAATATCTGCAACCCGCACTTGGCAAGCTTCGACAATGCCATCCCGGTCATCCCGGTTCAGCGATCGCCCTAGCCAATCTGCATCGGTCGATTGCTCAATAATCTGGAAGGCATCATCCAAGGAGTAGTCCAGCGTAGTGTTGGTTGCCTTTGTACCCGCATGAACTTTGGGATAGACCACTTGGATCGCCCCGGCTCTAAGCTGCTTGGCGAAGTGGGGGTTAGTTTGCATGAGCGCAAACGCCTCCAGTGAAAAGCTGTTAGAGGAGCCTGGAGCAATGAAGTTTCCATTCACCTCAACTCCATGCCCACCCTCACCCTGGACAATAGAAGGAAAGCGCACAGGACCCAAACGCTTAATGCCTTTAATCAACACTTCCTTTTCAGGGGCAGCGATGATCACCACAAAGCCTTCTGGCTTGGGAACATCGATCGCCGTGCTGGTGATTGGGGTAGAGCCGACTGGTGAAGTTATAACGGGAATATCTATAGCGGGAATATCTTTTGTTGCCATGTGTTTGGGGAGGGGTGGGAGTCTGGGCACAACGTTGCGCCCAGGTGGTTAATGAACTAGATGCCGCCAACAAGGTGGATCGACATCGGACGACGGCAGGAGATGCCAGCGTACTTAAACTTAGCGGGGCGTTCGTAGCCCATGCCTTTGCGCTGTAGGTCTTTCCAGGTCATGGGGTACATGATCTTGGCTTTGACCTTTGCAGGTTTGCGGCAGTAGAAGATAGCGATGTCAGTGCCATCAACGCCAGCGCCAGCAAGTTCGTTCAATGGCTCTACATTTTTGATGTAAGGGCTGTTCTCTAGGAACTGCTTGAGGATTGACCAGCCTATGTTGCCCCCAATGCCGTTGCTATCTTTCGTAGTCGTCAAATAGTTGTATTGGCGAACAGGTAGCAGTAAGGTGTCAGGCTTCTCGATTTGCTGAGTCGCTTCCACGATCGCGGTCGAGCCGTCGTTGAGAATTGCTAGGCAAGTCTCGGCGGGGGTGCCTGCCATCAAACGGGCAGGGCTGAAGGAGTACATCGCATAGGGGTTGTTGACGAAACCCGTCATACCCAAGGAGCGATCGCCAAAGGCAATCAGTTCGTTGAGCTGTTGGTGAGCTGCCTCAGCAACGCCCTGAACGTCTTCCGCTTCAATCGAAATATCGCCAGCGTGCAAGGATGCGGCAATATCGTCATCGCTCAAGAAGTAGCCACCAATCCAGGAATAGATCCGTTGGGTGAACTCTTCAGAGAGCAGGTTAATCATGGGAATGTCAGTGGCATAAGTCCGCATTAAGCGGAAAGCGCCAACTTTGGTAATCCGACGATAGGTGGTTGTTAGCGCCCACTCTTTGTTCTGGATATCCAAGGGGACAATGCGACCATCGGCAAAGGGAAGATCCGCCAGGTCTTCCCGGTCAATGTTAGATTCAATGTCTTCAAGCTGCCGCTGAAACGCACCGATCGATGCTGCATCTAAGCGGATTTGGTCTTCTTCTAAGCCTGCGGGCATGGTCGTATCTCCGATAAATAATGAGTGGATGAGTGAAAGTCGAAACTGCGCTTAACCCAGCGCCACCAAAGCAATCCGGTCCCCGTTGGGATCAACCTCGACATTGCTGGCGAAGACTGCACCAGGGAGAGCCGTAACAGCAGTGCCCGCAGAGATTGAAGCAGCGCCTTCAGTGCCCGCATCAACGCATTGAAAGACGGCAGTGTCTGCAATGTTGGTTGTGCCAGTGGGTCCTGAGTAGCGAGTCCAAATGCCTTCCAGCGCTAGGGTGCGAGTCACGACATCCATAACTTCCAACGGCTGAATTCCCGAAACCGCAGTAGGACCAATCCCAACTTTCTCGGAGGCGTGAGTCGCCATGACAACGCCAATTCCAGCAACGGTGCTTCGGGTGATCCGACCTGCCGCAATCTCGTTGCTTCCCCGGACTATCGTGTTATCAATCGCAATGATTGAGCCGAAAGGAATCAGAGTTGAGATTGAAGCCGTTACAGTCTTCGTGGGTGACAGGTTCGTTCCTGTGATCACCATTGCCACACCCAAGAGCTTCCGCTCCAATACAATCCTGCGTAGCAGCGCGTTCAGAGTGACGTTCACAGAATCGTAAATTTCGCTTTGGCGAATTGCCGACAACAGACCAGCTTCTAGCTCTGTCTGTGTTGGCGTTCCGTCAGTGGTGAAAGAAACAGTTCGACCGTCTACAACTAAGGTGTAGGTTGTACTGGCAACTGGACTAGCGGGAATGGGCACTTCCCAAACTTCCGCCTTCGCATCCGCAGTGTTCTCTACAGAACGAACTCGGGGTAAGCCGATACCGGATGGCATTCCGGCATAGGCGATTGAAAATTTTCTACGATAAGTTCTTTGCACAGCGATCGCCTCCTAGCGTCTAACTGAAAAATCAAAATCAAAATCAAATAAAGCTGAACTACCTGCCCTTGCTCATCGCTAGAGGCGCTTTGCAGTTATCCATGCGCTTTTGGTCGCGCTCGGATGCCTCTTCCTTCTTGCTAGAACCCTTGCCTTTGCCGCTCTTGGGTTCGGTTGAGTTCACCGCGCCCTCTAGCATGTCAGCGTGGAATTTGCTCACGGCATCCGTGCGCGTCTTCCCAGTGCTGGCAGCTCGGTAAAGCCCCGGCACTTCGTCATCGGCAATGTCTTCGCCAGGATGAAGGGCAGTCACTAGCGATCGCTTGATTTCCATGGGGCTAGAGCCAGAGTCGAAGCGAACTTCAACGTTGATTCCCTGTTCCTTCAGACCTGCAATTACCTGGTAGGCATTGTTCAACGCATCTACGCGAATCGCGGCTTCTTTAGAAACCCGTTCTTCTATTGCTGCTTCGTCAACACCGCTATCGGTGCGAGCTTCAGAGAGTTCAGCGATCGTGTCCTTAGCCTCTTCAAGCTGGACTTCAAAGCCGTAAGCAATGCCTGCTTGCCGATCCTTTTCTTCAGTCATGGCATCCAGGCGCTCAACCAGCCCTTCAACCTGATCAGCAGCGTCAAAGCGTGCAGACGCTTCTGCGTCTAGAGAATCCATTCGTTCTTTCTGAGCCGTCAGTTTCTGGGAAACGACTCCAGCTAATGCTTCTGGGCATTCATAGCTGGCTCCGTCAATGGTGATTGTTGCCATAGGTCTACCTGGTTCTTTGCCTGTGTCTGAGAGTGGGTCAACTGAATCGTTGTGTTCAGTGTTCACAAATTGAGAAATCCATTTACATTCGTCTGCGTCCGCGTCTAAACCCGTGTCCATCTGCATCCCCACGTCAAGAACATCGCCGCTGTCCATCCGCAATCTGGTGCCCACGCCAGCGCGAGGATTGTCGGTCAAAGCAATGTGGTTGTAGCGAATATTGGTTTGGCGGTGAGTGTAGGACGTGCCGTCGTACTCGCCCGCTTCTTCAGCGCAGTCGCAGCGATAGCCCGCAGAGAGATAGCGTTTCCTGCCAGCCTTAATTGTCTCAACTGCATCCTCTCGCTGGATGGCAAATACAACTTCAATTAAGCCGCCGTCGAGCACATCAACGCGGTGACCGCTGATCCCAACAGCGTCACTGCCCCAACTCCTGGGGCTAACCAGCGATCGGGGATGTTCCAAGCACACAGGCTTGGTGCCTAATGTTTTGAGGCTATCGGTTCTGAGTACATCTTCGGGATGTCGCAGCTCATACTGCATGGAGCCGTCAGAATTTTGATAGGGGAACACGCCACAGCGAGTGGGCACCCCCTTTACAGTGAGGAATCCTTCTTCTGATTCCTCCACTTGATTGACAATACCAATGTCGTATCTAAGAACTTCCATGAGCGATCGCTTAAGGTTGCTCTTAGATTTCCCGATTCAGGTTGGGCGTTTGCGTTTGAGAATAGGCATAAAAAAGCGCTCAAGGGTAATTAAGCCCTGAGCGCTACGAAATAAACAACTTGCCTCCAACTTACCCTATTCAGTACGTTTTTGACCCAGGAATGCTTTGTCTAATGGATGCTCTTGGGATACACGGGCAACCGCTTCATCTATCTCCTTCTGCATGGCTCGGTTGAGCATTGTCATTGCTTGGTCAGCTTTTTTTACCAACAAGTCGGAATGACCGCCCTTACTCCGAACCTCGGCATGAAACACTCTCAGAAGTCGCTGATGATTCTCCTGACTTTTAGCCTTAATCTCATCAACAGCGATCGCCAGTGACTTCTCTCGATTACCCTGAGCAATCAAAGCGTGTTCCATCGCCTGCCACTTTTTCTGAGAGCCGCGAGTGGGCATCTCTCTGATTTCCTTGGCTCGTTCCTTAAAGGGTTGAGACAGTCCAGATAACTCTTCGCTATATCGATCTTGAGCCAGCTTGCCGACAGCCTTTGTTACTCGTTGCTCCAAATTAGCGGGAGTCACAACTGATAGATCTAGTCCGCGACGAACAGAGGTAGCGAACGCCACACCCTCTTTGGAATTTGAAGCTAAAGCCCCTTTGACCGTCGAGCCAGCAGCCATTTTGTCACGCTCCGCTTGAATCTGTTCCTGTGTGCTCTTCACAGCTTCTTGTCGTTGGACTTCAATTCGCTGCAACGCATTACGCTCGATAACCGAAGCCGCTTCTCCCGTTCTCCGGGCTACCTCCTCTTCACCCTTCACCTTTAGATCATTAGCTTTTGCCTCAAAGTCCTTCTCCATCTGAGCAGTGCGACTTTTGTAGGTAGTCATGAACTCTTTTTTAATCTCTTTCCTAGTGGCAGCGATCGCTTTTGCTTGCCCCTGTTCCATATCTACGATGCGTTTTTTCGCCTCTTCGTGGTCAGACTCTAGCTGCTTTAACTTAGCAGCCTGCTCTGGGTTTGATTCGCCAGAGAGAATATCCTTTTTCTGCGTCTCAAATTCATCAGATAGTTTCTGAGTTGTTTCCGCTGTTGCGGTATCTACAGCTTTTTTGGTTTTAGCCTCTTCCTCTTTGCGAATCCGCGACTCCTGTCTGGTCAACTCTTCTTCGCTTTCGGCTTTCGCTTTCGCTGTAGTGGCGGAGATCTTGTTGTCAGCCCACCACTTGCCAGCCAAGGCTCCACCGACTCCGGCGACTCCAATGGCTCCACCAATTCCGATCGCTGCGGCAATAGCTCCCCCAGAGGATGACTGACGCTTAATAGTCTCTGCGATCGCCCCGTTCAGGCGTTGATTCCCAGGCGTTGAACCGGAATCATCGCCGTCATCCTTTTTGGGGCGATTAGGATCAAGTTTTCTCAGGTAGCGTCCACCCTTGACTCGCCTGTCGTTGACCCAGGTGTGACCTGGAGGAGCACCGTCTGTAGAGTCAACTCTCTTGTTAAGGCGATCGACTTTTGATTTCAACTTTCTCAGGTATTTTCCACCTTTCACCCGTGCATCAAGAACCCAGACATGTCCAGCAGGGGCAGCGTCTTTAGAATCGGTTCTGTTCGCCTTGTCATGAGCATTTTTGGCTAATAGTGCAGTAGCTCCCAACACCCCGACAGAGAACAACCCAGCCCCTACGGCTACCCTGCGTCGTCGCCGTGATTCTTCCGCTGGAGTTTCGCCATACTCATCCTCCCACTCCGCCTCTTCTTGTTTTTGAAGTTCACGCCCTTTTGCCGCATTCCACGATTTATCGCCTTTGCCCTGCACCCCACCATTAGACTTTCTCAAGTATTTCCCACCTTTCACCCGTGAGTCATGAACCCAGACATATCCAGCCGGGGCAGCGTCTTTAGAGTCAACTCTTTTTGACTTTACCTCTATGGTTTCACCCTTTACTGCTTCATCGTGCTCCAAGTTCACTGAAGCCTTAGCAGCAGCATTTGGAGGGGTTTGAGGCGATCGCGCCTTTGACCTGATCTCTTTGTCCGCATCTATTTTGCCAGCAAGAATGGCTCTAGCTCCCACTGCCGCACCAAGCACCCCACCAGTAACGATACCGCCCCCAATCAAGCCCGCCACTTTCAGCGCCGTTCCGCCTCGCTTCTTCCGCAAATAACGCCCACCTTCAACCCTGCTATCTTTAACCCAGACATGTCCAGCCGGGGCACTGTCTTTAGAATCAACCCGTTTTGACTTTACATCTATGGTCTTATCCTTTGAGTTGCTGTCATTCTCCAAGTTCACCCTACTGGTAGCCTCAGTAGCAGCCTTTGGGCGGGTTCCAGACGATCGCGCTGACGGAGGCTTCTTGGACGTTTCTTCCTCTGAGGGGTCATTCTTGGCGGCTGAAGCCGCATCATGTTGCTTCTGAAACTCTTTTTTAGACTCGCTCCGTAGATGATTAGAAATCAAAATTCCCTTTGCCGCACCGCCGATAACCGCCGCACTGCCGATAACCGCCGCACCTGCAACAATTGCTTTGCTGTGTGACTTCTTCCGCAAATAACGCCCACCTTCAACCCTACTGTCTTGAACCCAGGTAAATCCTGGGGGCGCTCCATCAGCGGCATCTGTTCTAAGATTTATGGCTCCAGCAATAAAGGCATCTGGGCGGTCTGCCAATACTAGATCCAAAATCATCTGCGCCTGCGCTTCGCCAGAATCCTTTCGCTCCGTCTTCATCGGCTTATCCATTGACTCAGGTGTGGGCAATTCAGGCGACTTTGACGCTAGGGTCGTCATTAGAACCATCAAATAGTTTTTATACATCCCTACCCGGATCGAATCGGCTAACGACGGATATAAGACGGCAAATTCTTCAGCCAGAGCGCCGTAATCTTCGGGCGATCGCAGTTCCTGGGTAGCTGGGTCAATCGTTGCATTGAACGCTTCAGATCGAGAAACCGAATCACTAACGCGATCGGCAGAATCGACTCGATCTTTAGGCTTGGGAGGATTTTTCTTTAGATGTTCTACAGCCTGGGCAGCAGTCATCCGATCTTTTGCATAGACCTGGTAGTCAGAATGTCTGATGCGGAAAGGACCGACCCGAACAATTCGATCTTTCTCTTTTGAATCGTCTGCTTTTGCATTAGTATCGACCTTAAATCTCAGCCCAGTGTCAATGACTGCCTTTGAGATTGTCTGTGTAAACGCAGTAACCTTATCTCTTTGAGTGGAGTAATCTTTGCCCTCGACAATGCCTCTTGCTACGGACTCGCAGTTGGAGTCGAAACCCTGATAGGTAAAAGGAGTTCCAATGAGAGATTTTGCCCTAGCTACAACTTCTTCTCCGCTCATTTTGATAGTGCCATCTCTTTTATGCATCTCGCTGGGCGGCACTTTCCTGTAAGCCGTCGCGTTCTTGTTAGCGTCTTTTGTCAATGGCTGCATCACAATCGTTGGAATTTTGTCGCTAATCTTTGGAGAACCCGTCGCGTGAACCAGCATGTGCTCCCCTGTCTCTGGATCTTTGCCAACATAAACCCCGTAGTGTTGGCGGGTTCCCCATCCTGGAGCAGTAAAAGTCTTGGTGATTAAATCTCCGGGTTCAAGCTTGTCATATTCAGCCAGCGTGTTTGCGTCAGGAATACCATCATTAGGGGGAATTTGAGATCGATCAATCTCTACCTGACTGCGCTTCAGATCAACTGCAATTCCGGCAACTCCAGCTCCGGCGATCGCCAATGTAGTTACGCCTGCTAATGTGCCAATAGTCCGAAGGTTTTTCCTCTTAGCTTCTTGATTTATCAGGACTGACGGATCAAGATCTGAGCTTTCCACCTGTTTTACGGGTTCCTTCTGCTCCTTAATCATTTCCGGGGCAGGATCGGCGGCGACGTTCCCGACATCACCCTTCAACCGCTGGCGAATTGTGGCTGTCGCTGCCTTTGCTTTTGGATCTGTAATTTTGATTCGGCAAGTCTTACCTTCTGCAATGCAAGCATCACCGCAAGCCTTGCCCTTGACACACTGGTCACCTTTGTCAGTCCGAGTTGATGCCACAACCGTTCTAAAGCCCATAACAAAAGCATCATTTCTAACATCCTCAGACTCGTTAAACTCTAGAACGTCATCACTTCCAATCGAGTAATCATAGGATTGAGAGCTAGTGACAAATTTCCCAACGATCGCATCATTCTTCCCTAGCGCAAAGGATGCAACGTTGACAGGACTACGAATCCCTTCCTCTAGAATGGCAGCGATCGCTTTACGTATTGCTGATTGAGGGGCAGCGGCAGCGCTATCGGCGGCATCGGTTCTAGGCTGTTCTTTTTTAGCCGTGGTTGACGCTTCTCCCTCGACAGGTCCGCCCGACATGGCTGACAAGAGCACCATCAAATATTTTTTGTACATCTCCTTGCGAACTAATGGAGCCGAGCCAGGGAACTTCTTGGCTATTTGCTCAACTAGATCAGAGAATTCTTCAGGCGATCGCAGTCCCTCAGTTTTGGGGTCAATTACAGCATCCCAACTCGCGCTCAGCAAGTCGTCATTGGATGGCTTCGCTACGTCAGCCGCATCCTTTCTTTCCTTGGAATCAGCCTTAGCAGAAGTCTCCATTTTTTTGAGAGCTTCTACCATCTCTTGAGCAGTCATCGCTTTTTTGTTTTTTCTATCTTCCTTATAGCCACTCCAATGCAGGCGTTTGTTACCAATCTTGACGATGGTACGCTTGTCATTCTGCTTGTCAGTGCCATCATCAAGCCCAAACTTAAGAGCAGTATCAGTGAAGATCTCCGATGCTGTTCTGGTAAAGTTTGTGATGTGTTTGCCTTGAACATCATAGGCTTCACCCTCAACCATGCCCCGAGCGAAAACTTCGCAGCTTGAGGTGAATCCTTTGTAAGTAAAAGGTTTGTCAACCATTGCCAAAGACCGTTTGACAATTTCTTCTCTAGAATAAATCTTGCCCTTGCCCTTCAATTCTTCTTCTGGCACCTTCGCATAGTCGCTATGCCCCTTTTCCGCCTCTTTGGTTAGCGGGTTAATTTGCACATCAACTCGGCTCTTGTCATCCTTGCCAAAGTTAGTCTCAACCATCATGTGTTCACCCGTCTTCGGGTCTTTACCCATATAGACTGAGTAGTGCTCAACCCGAAGCCCACCGAACCCTTTACCACCCCCTACACCGATAGACTTGCGGATCAGATCCCCAGGCTTAAAAGTGTCATAGGTCTTCAACGTTTCTTCGTCAGGCTTCCCATCTTCCGTTACCCGAAAGTTGTACTGTCCGTAGTCTGTACCCGCTTTTTTGACATCATTGGCAATGACACCAACGGCGGCTGTTGCCAATACTGCTGCCGTCACACCTGCACCAATGCCACCGACTGTAAGAGCCTTTGACCACTGGCTTTTGCCAATAGGAGTCTGAGGCGATTTCTCTGCTGATTGCTCATCAGCCTTGGCTGGGGTGTCGCTTGTTTTCGCCTTTACTGGAGTCTCCTTCTTTGGAGCCTCTTTAGCTGGGGCACTGGCTGGAGCAATCTTCTCTGAGGTTGGTTTAGCAGGCGTAGCGGTTGCTGTTTGTCCTCCCTCTTGTTGAATCGCCGATCGCACTTTGCCAAACTTATCGGCAAGCTCTTTGGGCATGGCAACTTTGCACTCTAGTCCTTCGGCAATGCAGGCTGCACCGCAAGCCTTACCCTTGACACAGCGATCGCCATCAAAGCGGAACGTTACGCCTGCGCTCCGAACACCTGCGCTCCGAACGCCTGCTAGGAAGGCATCGGCTCTAACGTCTTTAGACTCGTTGTATCGAATCTCGTTTTTGGTATTAATTTCGTAGTCAAAGACTTGACCTGACGTGGAGAACCGACCCAAAATGTTGCCTTGCGGATCAGCCCTATAAGAAATGATGCGAACAGGCTCACGAATTCCCGCCTCAATCGTGACAGCAAGAGCCTTGTTGATAGCCTGCTTGGATGTAGGGGGGCGGCTCTGCCCAGCAGGTGGCTGAGTAGATTGCTGTGCGGGTTTTGCCGATGCCGGAGCGGTTGTCACCATAATTAGTTCTCTAAATCCAAAACGTGGTCTTGCAAAATCTCAACGATCGCCGTCTTCAACTTGATACCTACACCCATGAAGGGGCGGGTCTTTTGGTTCTTCTTGGCGTACTTAACATTGGTGCCCACCACCACGCGATCGTCGTCAGCCTGATAGCTAATGCTCGCTCGCATCCTGCCTGTGGACTGGAGAATCTTCAGAATCCTACTGTTCTCCTTCTTCCAGTTGATGGTGGCTTGGCTCAATGGTGCCCAGGCGATGCCGTAGGGGTCTGTTTCCGTCTCAAAGCCCTCATCAAACTGGAGCAAAGCCTCTTCCCCAATATCCACAAAAGCAGAGCGCAACCGTCCAGCTTTGGACAATTTCGCTATGAGGCTCTGCACTTCAGAGCTATCAAATTCAGCAGAGATAATCGGCTCAGTCATGGGCACAGCGAGAAATCTTCTCCCTAGAATGCCCAGACCAGTAGCGTCGGTAGAATTATGCCAATTCTCTCCGAATGGCCACATAAACGCGATCGCCCCTCTAGTTCTGTTTAACCACATAGCCACTGCCCATGCGATCGAGTGAAATAATGTTCCCAACATTCCCACAGGATTTCAAGGCGTACTCTTCTACCGTTCCGCCGTAGGTTGCTTTACGAGCAGCGTATTCCACGATAAATTCTGGGGCTTCTCCAGCGGTAATGAGATCGCCCTCAACGGTGAAAGAATTGGTAACTTTGTGGTTTTCTAGAACGTTAAATGTCGTCATTTTTCTCCGTCAGTCCGTCAGTGGCTTGAGTAACTTAATCAGATTCAGGCTTTTTTCATGATTGTATTTAATATTGCGCTCGTTGATGGTCTGTCTGTCCTGCATGTCAGCCTGAATCTTAGATGACTTGTCAAAGCCTCCAGAAGAAGCGGCATTGGCGTGGAGCTTTAGTCGATTGGAGATCGACTCTGGGCTATTCTCTTGAGTCAGCTTTTCCAAGGAAGAAACCAAAACTTTTAAGTTCTTGGTTCTACCCATTATTAAAGCCTGCATCTCTGCTTCACCGCAGTCACGGAGGGCAAAGTCTATTTCCGCAGCAGTTGCGTCCTTAAACGCAAACCCATGATCAATGCCGTGATATCCCTTCTTTGGATCGTAAAATAGGTTCCCTGAATGGCGATCGGAATTCCCCGTAAAGATATCCAAAGCCATAATTTTTGCTAGGTCTGGGTGTTGTAAGGCTCGCCCAAAAGAATCCCTGTTTTGCGTTGGCGTACCCCCCAAGGAGAGGGACATTCTAGCGTTAGCCCCTTGATGAATTTTATTGCACTGAATCCCTGGAACCAGCTCATGAAGCGAAGCTCCCCTTCCTTTCAAATGGATTAGATTGGGCGCTTGTGGGACGATACGAACTTGGTTGACCTTAGCTCCAATTGATGTCCCCATCTCAGCTACCAGCACTTCAGCCGCAGTCTGGTGGGGGGAACCAACCTTAAATACCCTTCGCTTCTGATGTTGATCCTCCACATAGAACGATTTGTTGACTCCATTTGAATGGCGAGGATCATTAACCTTAGACATCCCAGACATCTCTTGCTTAGACACAAATGGCGATATCTTCTCAGGAGTCTTGGCATTCTTTTGACGGCGATAGTAGCCGCCATTTTCAACGGATCTGTCATCCACCCAGATCCGGCGATCGTCCGATCGCTCTGAGTCTTGCCGATCGCCCCCCATCAGCCCCTTATCCTTCATATCCTTCCTAACTTCCTCAGCCAGCTCTGGGGAAAGCCTGCTGATTCCTTGCTCTAAAACCTCTTGCCGTTCTGATTCAGGCGTTGTGCCAGGGGCGCGACGGAATCCTTTCTGTGCCACCGTACTTGGGTCAGGCGGCATCCCCACCGACAAACCTCTTGCCGCAAGATGGCGATCGCCAATACTAAATGCACGGCATTTGCAGCCATATCCGCAAGGTGGGTAAGCCATCTCCCAGAACGGATCATCAGCTCGAAATACTTGATTGTGCAGCTCCAAGTGATGCATTCGAGGACTAGGGGAATCGCCATGCTTCCACATCCAATAGGGACGCTTGCTCAGAACGTCTGGGTCACGCATTTGTATCAGTCTGCCTGCACCGTAACTCCGGCGTATAGGCGTTTCAAAAATGATTCTCATCCGCCAGTCTGAGGGTCCGGCTGGTAATGGTTCAGGAGTCCAGCCCCGCCGCCGCACCAATCGTTTGAACTGCTTATTGAACGTCTCAAAGGAATACCCTTCCGCGATCGCCTGTTCAATCAACCATCGCATTGACTCTAATAAGTCAGCGCGAGTTAACCCCGCGATCGTGTAGGCAAAGTCATGCTGCGATGCATCAAACTGCTTCCAGTTCTCTGTAGGGACAGACAGCTTTTTGCGAAAATACTCAAGGGCTTCCTTGGGCAGCAGCTTTAGATAGTCAGGGGTGGGAGGCATGGCAAACTATTTTCCTTACGATTCCCGCATCATGGATCTTTGGCATCGGCTGGACGCTTAAACTTAATTCCCAGCGCCTCTTGATAGGCATCAGAGTTTTCTTCCTTCCATGCCGCAAAGTCTCCCGCCAGGTTCTCAGTCTGTCGCTCCTCTGGGTCACGGCGAAGTTCATTAACGTGTGCCTGGAATCGGTCTAATGATTCGGCATCCAACGTGTCTAAAATCTTAAATGCTTCGGTCACGGTAAAAGCCACCGACAGCGAAGCCAAAACATCCATCTCTGGATTACCGCAGGATGGCACCATGCGATCGAGCGAGTCATCCGTCTGCTGCCAATTAGGTACAGGCAACGGCTCAAACTGTAGCAACTCGACTAACTGACAACACTTATATTGCTCTCCCTCAATCTGAAATAGAAACAACCGTTCAAGCTGTTCTATATCGCTGCGTATGGGTTCCAGGTCAAAGCCTTTTTGTCCTGGAATTTCATAGCGCGTCATCAGATTGGCGATCGCCTGGAACACAGACCAAGTGCCCTGGTCTGCCACCATTTTGCTAGTCTGCTGTTCTGCTGCTATCCATCGTTCCTGCAAAATCTGAAGCAAGGCTTCCAGTGCCCCCAAAGAGGAACGAGAAACCTTGCCGATTAACGCAATTTGACCATCTAAATAGTCAACCCGCAGATATTTCATTGCCTAATCTGAATCCAGAACTTAACATAGGCATCAGGATTATCTGCTGCCACACCAAACGCGACACCGACTAGATCCTCAACGGGCACATCACCTTCGCTGGCAATCTGCACTACGCAACCCGGAATTACAAAATTACGAGTGTATTGAGTTTTGGTTTCAGCGATCGCCTCGGGTTTAGCTAATCGTCTGGGGTTTTGTCTCTTTGGAGTTGCCATGTTGAGGGAGGTTAGTACAGTTCTAGTTCAATTCACCTAAACGCACTTACGTCGTTGAGCTTGACCCTTGTAGATGACCTTGTAAGGTAGGCAGTCAGAGCCATCATCTTGAACCCGGAAGGACAGAGACATCTTGGCATCGGCTGTGTTGATTTCTCCCTCATCCAATTTCACCGAGACGCTGGGGAATTCCCATTGCAGCAAGGTGCGATCGGTCATGATTGTCAGCATTGTCAAACTGAAGCTGCTGAAGTCTTCTTCTGTGAGGACGATCGCACTAGCCAGTTGATGTGGGAAGGAGTAAGCAACGTAGGTGTTGATCAGGTTGGTTGACCACTTCTGCGCGTTGTTTGCGCCCTGAGCATAGGAGAAAGGAATAGCGGCATCAAAGGAGCCAAAGGGCTGACGAGTTAAGTTGCTGGTCAAGTCATTGGAAAGCAGTGCTGTTGCTAATGAGTTGGTTTGGTCAGCAGGCATTCCGAACCCTTCATAGCCTGCCTGAGCCGGGGCGTATTCGCCCTTAGTAATGAGTAGACCATTGCTGACGACCTTAGTGTCAACATTGGCTTCTGACTGAAACTCCAAACCTAACTGCATCCCAATCAATTGCAGGCTGGTCTGGTTCCAATCTAATTTCACTTCAGGCTTACGAGCTTGGGTATAGGTGTCTAAAACCACCATCTCGCCTAAGCGAGAGTTACCTTCAATGACGATGACTTCTTGCCCAGGAGAGAACACTCCGCCCGATGCCGTGGGTAACACCAATAGGCTACCGCTAGGGGATTTCAGAACTGCGTCTGTCATCCCTTTGATTGTCTTGTATAACTGTTTTGCCATGAATCTATCCTGCTAATACAAAGAATGTGGAATTGAAACAATCAAATAACCCAGCGATCGCTCGTTAGGCGCGGGGGATTCTTGCCGCTGTCAGCACCTGGTCAAAGTTGATAGCAAACGACATGGCTTGACCTGCAACGAGGGTGTTGCTATCAGCCACTACGTTGTCTTTGCCAGAACCATCAGCGTTATTAGCCTTAGAGCCATCAAATCCGTGAAGTTGAATCGAAACATTGACGACGCTGCTAGACGACGGCATGGTATGCGTTATGACCAACTCATAAAGCGCTAGGTCAATCAAGGGAGGCGTAACGGTCAATGCCGCAGAACCACTAGCACTAGCATTGGCACTGACTGTTGCGGCATGAGGCGTAACGGTCAAATTAATTGCTGTGATGGTGCCAGTGACTTGGGTGCTGGCGATCGCATCACCTAGCCGTAGCCTGGTTAGATCCGCAGCCGTGATTTGATTGGAGGCGTTAACCGCCGTCACCGTCAGGGCAAATGGAGCCGGGGTAAGGTTTTCACGAGCCACGCGGAAGCGTAGGGTGTTGTCTGTGTCATTTTCAATAGCAGGCTCAGCAATCAACGCCACGGGCAAAGCCTGAGCGGTTTGTTGCAGAGATCGTGATCCAGTCAGGTTTACGGGCATAGTGGATTCTGAGATACTTTCCTTCAGAATTCCCAAGCCCGTCGATTCATTTGAATTAGCTAAGAAGTGGGAAGCCTCACACCATAATCTTTGATTTGGTGTGAGATGAAAGCGTGTGAGTGAGGGTGCGTTGCCTGACCAATGCGAAGCGAGGGAAGGCAACAGTGACCGAGCGAACAGTTATCTTCTGGGCTATAATAGAACGACAGCAACACTTCAACTGTTGCCTAGCAGGTTGATTTTCTTCCAGTGAAATGTCTGATAAGCCTCTGATTTGCGACATTGCGATCTCAAACAAGCGTCTCCGTTGCATCGCTCACGAATAGAATGAAAAACATTTGAATATTCAAAGTGGCGTTGGGCATCGCGTCACTATAAAATGCTCCAGTCCGGTTCATCGTAGAACGACTTTCCGGTGGGAGAAGCCTACTCTGTATGCGAAGCATCAGTGTAGGAGTATGTCACCTTGATTTGTGCGACATTAATCTGGAACTGCGACATTAATCTGCGAACCTGCGATCGCTAGACAATGTACTGGGAGCGTTCAGCCCAATAGCCGTTGTAAGCAGTCTCGATCACTAAGCACCAAAACTCGTCAGTTTCTTCCATCAGCCAATGCCCATGGATCTGCATTGTAAAGAAGGAAGCCAAGGCATTGTTGGCATAGATAGAGCAAGCATCAGCTTGCGCTTCTGACTCCATCTTCTTTATCTCCGCCTCCTTCTTACGTCCCAGGCGAAGGAATGTTCCGCCCCAGGTTCTTTGAGACGGATGGCTCAAGTCAACCTGAATACAAAACACCAGATGGCAAGGGCTAGTCGTACTATGACGTTTCTGCACCCACGCCCAAAACTGATGGGTGTTCGCTTTCTCCACTCGGAGCGCTGCCAGTGCGCCTGGAGTTTTCCGCAGATGCTCCGATCTAAGGACAACTCGGTAGAGAGGGTCTTTGGGCAAAACACCGAAAAACTCGGACGTGATGCACCCACTAATCTTCCCCACGAAGGGGAACCTTCGATCGGCACAAAGCGCCTGGTATTGTTGTGGGTGCGAGGGCGAGGGCGATCGCCGGGGAAGCCGCTTGATTGTGGGTTTGACTTCATTAGCATATAGAAAAAGAAATTCAGCAATCTTACTTGCCAAGTAGTTTGAGAGAGGCATTGATTTTGTCCGTGGGACTAACGCGAATAATGGCAATGCCCCCTGCCGCCGTCGAAATCCATTGCAATGCTTGAAATGGCGTAAAGCTATCTTGAGCGGACTGTCGTGCTGCTGGAATCAACACCAGCAAAAGAACAGAAATTTGCAAGACAATTTCTATGGGAGCAATCCGAACTCCAAACAAATAAACCCCATCAGAAGCACGGTTGGGACAAGAGGCAGGACAAATTGGATCGGATTTCGGCTCGTTTTCCATGCATCAATATTTCCCAGAGCGATCGCCCCATTTGCAAATTCCTGATTTCTGCCAATCAGGGAACTCTACAAGAGAAATCATTGGCAAGGACTATGACTGAAGAGTTTGGGGTGATGCGTACAGACGGAGTGATAGAAAACCTGTCTACTGGGATGGGTGATCCAGCTTTTGACAAATCAGCGAATTACCAAGTCGTTCGGAACGATCGCCTCACCAAACTCGATCTAGAGAACTTGTTTGAGGGCGCTTGGATACCCCAGGTCTGCGTCACAGCCTACCCCAAGGAAGCCGTTCGCAAGTGGCTAGAAATCAAGATGGGCGGCAAAACCTCAGACCGCACCAAAATCTCTGAGTTTGATAAGTACCAACAGAAGATTGGTGTTGCCGCCGCCTTTTCTAAGGCTGACACCTGGGCGCGGCTCTATGGCGGTGCGGCGATCATCATCATTGCTGAAGATGGACAACCTTTCGATCGCCCCTTAAAAATCTCTACTCTAAAAAGCATTCGCGGGCTAAAGGTTCTAGACCGCCATCGCATCCGCCCCGTGATTGAATACAGTCTGATGGTGGAAGACCCAGAGTTCTATGAACTCATCCTGCCAGGGCAGATTGACGACAAGTTCAGGAAGATGTTAGGGCAGGAAGCTGGCACAGGCACCCGCGTCCACAAGAGTCGGGTTATTCGGTTTGATGGGGTAGAGATGCCGCCTGACATCATGCTCAGAAATGAGGGCTGGGGCACCTCCATTCTCAACCTGCTGTTTGATACATTTTCTCGATTTGAAGGCACCGATGCCAGTGTCACAACGCTGGTACAGGAATCCAGCCTCTTCGTCTATAAGATGAAGAACTTATCAGAAATGCTGGCAAAGGCAGATGAGAAGTCATTAGCTCAACTGCGGAACCGCCTCGCCGCATTCCGATCCTCAAAGAGCAACTTCAAAATGCTCGTTGCCGACGCAGAAAAAGAAGATGTCTCGATCGTCACGCGCAATTTTGCCGGACTGCCAGACATCATGGACAGGCAACTCATCCGCATCGTCGGGGCGGCTCGCATCACCATGTCGGTGTTGTTTGGACAAGGACCCTCTGGGCTGGCAGCTCAGGGAGCTGGCGACACAGAAGCTAAAGTTTGGTCAAAGTTGGTGCAGCAACATCAGGTCGATGCCTACCAGGGCAAACTGCGATCGCCCGATGACGGTGGACTCTTTGACCTAATCTGGCAAGCCAAAGATAGCCCCACCAAAGGCAAGCTGCCAGAGGATTGGAGCTTTGATTGGATATCCCTGATTGAGGAAACCGAGGAAGAGCGAATCGCCAAACGCCTCAGTCAGAGCCAGGTCGATCGCGCCTACTTTGATATGAAGGTAGTCTTGCCAGAAGAGATCAGGTCATCCCGATTTGAGGGAGCTGAATACTCCACAGAGACAGTTCTAGATGCCAAGGCTTGGGCGAAGTCGCAAGAAGATCCGTTTGCTGAGCTGGGCGGTGAGGGGGGCGGTGAGGGGGGTGATCCCAATGCAGACCCCAATGCAGACCCCTACGCAGATCTAAATGAAGACCCCAATGCCACCGGAGAGGAAGATCCTTTTGCCGCACTATCAGAAGAAGAAGCCCCACTGGAAGAAGCCCCACCGGAAGAGGAGAAACGAACTGACTCTGGCGATCGCCTTGAACAAACCGATTGCGATTGCGACAAGGAGTCAAAATCCAAGAAGAAGAAGGCAGTCAAGGGTAGACCGCTAGAAGATGTGGAGCAAGATATCGATCGAGAAGAGACTGCTGGCGTATACGCCAGCAGTCGAAAAGATGCCAAGGATGGCAAGGCTGATCCGGTTGACCTACTTGTCGATCGCTCAATGGAGAGCGCTTCAGGTCATGTCGTCGGCTGGGTTGACCAGATCTACGATTGGTTGGAAGGGCATAGAACCGATGGTATGAGCCTGGAAGAGGTGGCTAATCGGTTGCCGGGATTATATGGGCAGCTAGACTCAGACGGGTTTGTGCAAAGCCTGGAAACTGGAATGCAGTTTGGTGATTTGATTGGTCGGGGAGAGGTCTTAACAGAGATCGAAGAGGATTAGCGATCGATTGAAAGTTTGCTCTTTACCCAAGGCACGAACCAAAGCCAGAAAAAAGACGCGACCACGAATCCCCAGATAGCGCCCCTAATGTAGGGGTAGACCATGATAGAGCGATCGCCGTAGATATCCCAATCGGTAAAGAGTGTCATTGGCTGCGGCTATAGTAGAGGCGTTCAGTGAACTGTTCAGCGGCAATGATTTCCAAGAGGTAAGGCATGAGGCTTTTCTTGGTTAACACATCCACGTCGTTGGGCATCCAATGGTTGTAGCAAAGCATCTTATCTTCGTTCTCTAGAGGTTGTAGTCTCCCAACGCGCACGGGGTAATTGACGCGATCGATGAGTGCCAGCCTGCCGCAGGGGGAGACTCCCCGAATGTATGTTGCAAAGTCGCTGACACCTGAATAATCTAGCCAAACTACGCGATCGCCTAACTCCATAGCCATAGTCACCTCTACCTCTTCCCCTATTATCTATTAGTCAACGCGGCTAGACCGCTCTACGAGTAGCGATTGGTCACTTTCGACGACGCTAAAATCTAATCCCATGCCGCCGCGAATATAACAGTAAGCTGCCGCGATAATGGCATCTCTAATACTGGTGTATGAATATGCCTCATCTTCTGACGAGAAGCAGAGGTCATATTGCCCGTCAACCGCTTCTTTGGTGGCTTTCAGGAAGCGATCGCTTCCTGAGCCAACGTTTCGCTCTACGCGGTAAACAGCGTACTCTGGAGCGATCGGGCGGCGAGGGAAGAATGCTATGGTCACCTTGTCCAGATGCGGCTCACTCTCGATATTAAATTCGTCCAGATGCGGCTCACTCTCGATATTAAATTCCGAACTTTGGGGCATCATCGCTTGCCAAGCCCGCCGAATCCCAGCGCTGGTCATGTAGATGTGATTTTGGAGAAGCCACAGAACAGATAGCGCCCCCAACAAATAACTAATGAACACCAACAGAACGACCATGGTGTTCAGCATTATCCCGACGATCTGGATTAATGCCCAAGAGAATAAAATCATGGTGATTGTCAAAGCCCAAAGCCCGATCGTGTTGAGCCACTGACGTATCTCCTTCCTGTCCATCCTATCCATAGTTTTATTCCTCATTACCCCTCAAACGTCTCCATACTCAGCTTTCCCTTTAAGAATCCCCAAGCCCAGATAGCTGGATAGACGTAATAGTTAGCGTCCAGCCATCCTTCTAGATGCAGATGAGGACCAGTGCCCCCATCCCCTGTTGTCGCAAAGCGATCGCCCACCGCATATTCACCAGGCTGACAATCCTGGAGATGCATCAACGCAAAGGATGCACGAGGGTTAGACTTCAGCGTAAAAACGGCGTACTTCCCCGCTCGCCCATAGTCGTTGGCACAAGCAACCGTTGCCGCAATGGGCGCAACCAGAGGTGTGCCCACGGGCGTACCAATATCAAACCCCTTGTGAGCGCGGCAAGGGGGCAGTGTTGGCTTTCCAGGATTACAGCCCGCGATCGCCAGTCCTGTTTCAGGGTTGCTTGTCCTAATTCTCAAAACATCAGTAACGGGGAAGCCCGCGATCGTATCCCCAACATGCATCGGCTGTAGGAGTGCAGCCGGAATTTTGGCTGATAGTTGTGGACTTGCAGCATTACTTTGCAGCCCCAGAGCTGAGGCTGAGCCAGGGATGATCTGAGCCTGCTGTTGCTCTAACAGAACCAGGTAACGATGCCAGGTTCTGTCCAAGCTGATCGCTTCCTGTCCACCGAAATCGGCTCCAATGCTAGAGCCATCCTCCTTGGGGAAAGATGCCCATTCAATTGCTGCTGCCCAGACAGCTTGATTAAACTCCCCTCGGTCGATCGCAATCAACCCAACCTGGGTAACTGAAACGGATTTCATCAAATGCTTATAGCCACCGACAAGCGCAAAGTTAGCAGTGGCTACCAAATCTTGATTCAACGGTGCCGCCTCGCCGATCGCCTTCTTTGTGTTTGGGTCTTGGGTGTACAGCTTCCCACCTGCTGCCACCAGGCGAGCGATCACCGAGTCCCAGGTTGTCGGCAGAAATTGGTACGCTCCAAATGCCGAAGTCTTTGTCGTTCGCCCAATGCAATCATCCGCAAACTTGCCCGTTGCAATCCAAAAGCATTGATCTGGGAATGTAACGAAATCACCTTTGTAGACGTTATGCCCATACCAAACCCGATAAGGGGAAACGCCTAACGAATTAGGATTTGTCCCCTCGTTTTGCTGGATTAACAAGAGCATTGCCCGCATTGCGATCGTGCGAGCAGCCGCAGGGTATTTAACAAGATAGGGCTTCGCTTTATCGTCAGTTGGCGCAGGCGCAGAGGCAGGCGCGGCAGCATACGCAGCCTCCAGAGCTGTTCGATCGCCCAACCATTGCCCAATCGCTGCTGTTTCTCTATATCGATCGCACCCAAACATAAGGGCACATGCACATACAGCGATCGCCATGAGGACAAATCGCCACCAATTATTCTTCATGCTTGGGACCCCACACGCTAAAGGCTCCCTCGTAATGGGCGATCGCCTCCAGCAGTTGAGGTTTTAGCCTTTGAGACGAACCCCTATACTGGTCACCAAAGACGCGAATCCCCAGCTCTGTCTCCGTTAGCTTCTTGATAGATCCACCGTTTATCTCCTGAATTTTGTCTTTACGAACCTGAATAACTTTGTCGTAGATGCTCTCAAATTCAGGATCTACAGGGGCGATCGCTTCTGTGGGCGGCGGAGAGACGCTACGGCTTCTGGGAACAGGTTTGACCAGTGTGGCTGGAGCAACTGCTGGAAATGCTGCTGTTCTTTGGTTTGAGAATTGAGGGTTGGGGAGACTACCAAATAAATTGTCGATTGGAGCGCCTTCCCGACTCATCAGTTGTTCATGAACCTGATTGATGGTTCGCATCGGTCTTTCGCCGTAAGACTGCATCACTTGCTGACTCAGTGAGTCAATGAGCCAGTGTGGTGTAAACAAAATTTGAACCCGCATAGGTTCAGGATTGTCAGGGGTAATGATGTAGGAATCGCCCATTTCGCCTAGTTCAGTGCCAATTTTATGGGTCTTGCCTAGCGCCATCTCGGATGTAGATTCGCCCATAACTTTTAAGCAAACGCGATACCCGAACTGCTCTCTCGTAGCAGAGTCATAAGGACCATAGCTATCAGCACTAGGGCGCTGCGTGCAGCCGAACAGATGCACGCCAAACTTACGCAACTCTTGAGAGATTTGCCGCAGCCATTGTGTAAATTGCTTTTTCCGACCGCCAAACAAATCTTTAGTGCCGGAGGCTTCATCCAGTAAGACAACAATGTGTTCCAGTATCGGTAAGTAGGGGCGCGGCTTCCCCTTCCGAGAACTTGCCGATGACTGTCTCCATTTTTGGAACTCAGCAGAATGTCGCCAGCGATCGAAATCAGGATCGACCGCCTTGTTGTAGGCATCGATCGTCAGACTTTTGATCACTGCGCCAGAATTCATCTGTTGATCGCGCCAGGACAAATAATCCTCATAGGCAACGCGATTATAGCTATCTAGATCGTTTGACCGAGCCACCAAAAATAAATCTTCCCGACGCTTGCATTCAATCTGCAAAAGCCCTGGAGTCGAATGAGGTTTGCTGTCGGAACTATCCCCTTCTTCAATGTCTTCAACAAAACGTAGAACAGTAGAGATATCGGCACTTTTCGATAGCACTCCCAGGTCTTTCCAAAACCAAGGCAGGAAAGATTCTAGATGTTGTGCATTGACTTGCTGGATATCAATAATTACAAATTTGACGAACCAGGGCGATCGATGGCGAACAATCATGCCAACGACCAACGTGTTAATAAATGCCGTCTTACCTCCACCTGTCATGCCTGCTAATGACAGGTGACAGCCAGTAGGTTTGGAAAAATCGAATTCAACAGTTTCTCCTTCAGTATTAATTCCAATCCATGCGGTTAGAGGAGAGCCTGGGATTGGCTCAGACCCTTGCTTGATTAACGAGTCAAGTAAAACTGGCTCCCATGTAGGATTGGGAACTTCAATAGCGATATATCCCTCTCGTGGCACGATCGCCACCTTGCGATTGCCGCCAGACAGCCCCAGAACTTTGAAGTGTTCTGCTAGATCTTCAAAGCCCTTAGCCCCCCGAAAAATCGTAGTGCCGTTTACGTCAACCTGCTGCATTTTATAAACGGAGACACGAGGATTTCCCGTGGCAATGCCGACACAGCAAAATTTGTCAGGGCTAATGCCACGGCAGCGGCTTATGGCTTCAGCAAAGACATCACCACGTTCCTGTGGTGTTTTTGCCGCCAGCATCTTTGCCTGAAGGCTAATTGTTTTAACAATGGGAGCCGCCGAAGTAGAGGGCGTTTGGGTATTGGGAGTTTGAAGAACTGGGGTTTGGGGAGTCTTGGCTTGAGGAGCTTGAGAACCAATCCAATGGTGATATTCGGGATTCTGAAGGTTCACCTCAACCTCTGTTATCGCCCTATCAATGGCAGTAGCCAGCACGTTCTTAGGAAAGTGCTGCGGATATCCCTCTGATTGCAGCTTTTTAATGAATTGGGCGATCGCTTCTTTCTCACTTGTAGTCTGCTTTCTTGCCGTCAGAAAATGATCCGTCAACTCGGAGTGAAGGACAGCTAAAGCTGCTGACTCAACAGCGGGCGGCGGAGTAGGCATAGGACGGAAGCGACGGAATAAAGACAGCATTGAACTGAGAATTAGGGCTTTTTAGATAGGGAATGCAGCCACATGGCGATGTCCCAATAGAGCAAGCCGCCAGAAGCGGCGAAAAATATTTGAATCGCCATGCGTTTAAGCCAGGGCTTGCGCTTGAATTGGGCAAACAAAATCAACGCGATCGCCACCAGAAAAAGTGCGTTCAACACCGATCGCTCAATGTAAGGAGCACTAGGAAATGCCCCCCGAATCCATGCGATGAAGAACATGGAGGGAACCGCACCAACCACAACAAATCCAAGGCTAAATAATGATTCTGATCTTTCTGGCGATCGCTCTTGCTCTTGCTCTGTCTCAAACTCGTTCTGAGGTATTGTTCTCCAGGCTGAGGAGGACGTGGGTATCGCTGGCTGGCTAGTCATCGGAAATAATCTCCAAAGGAAGTTGGATGGCATACAGAACCCCGTATGCCAGAGGGAATGGTAGGAGGAGGAGGAGGATAGCGTTAATTTGTTTTCTTCTTCGTTAGTTTTTTCGTTAGTTTTTTCGTTAGTTTTTTCGTTAGTTTTTTCGGTAGTTTTTTCGGTAGTTTTGGCAAGACACCCAATTACTGGGCGGCGATCGCTTTATGCAGGGGACGAGTATTTAGCTACATCCAACTTGTCCGCATCGGGAAGAACCTAATCTTGGAAGTTTTAACCCCTAAGCCTTGCGCCTTGTGAACTGAAACTATGGATCAACGGGAGCAACGGGAGCTGCTAACTCTCCTAAGCTGTCGTTGATGGATGCGGGCGGTGAAGCCTGCACCTTTGGAGATGCAGATGGTGAAGAGCCAGTTGTTTTTCCCTGTGGAGTCACAAAAGATGAAAATACACCTCGAAGCGACGACGGCGGTGGCAGGAAACTAATGGCGATCGCCAACAAGCTGCAAAACGACAAAAACTTAAATAATCCACCCCAAGAAGTCCTCCTTTTAGATATTGGGGGGGGCTGAAAGCCTGAAGCCATCTGAATAGATCGAGGGATAGCAATAGGATCAGGGGATACGGATGGAACTGGATGTGAGGTAACAGGGCTAGAAACACTAGCCACGGTCACGGCACTTGGCAGTAGCGCCTGGGAAGTCATCTCTATCTGAGCTTTGAACAAAAGCCCAAAAGCAAAAGGAGACGACGGATCAGAAATTAGCCCTAGCAGTTGGGGAGAAACTACATGCTGAGGAATCTGCTGATTTTGCTGAGCAATGGCGATCGCCTGCTGTTGACTTAGGGCGATCGCAGCATAGAGCCGCATCGCTGCCTGGGCTTCCCCCAGTGCCAGGTTGGTGTCTGCAATGTCTCTGTAATTAGGCATGGCGTGAATAACAGAATGAAAAGCACTTTAGAAAAGCACTTTTCTAAAGTGCTTTAGAGATGAAAAAGTGATTTGGAAAAGCACTTTTCAAAAGTGCTTTATCCGACTGTCTGCACCAAAGAACTAGCGGTGCTGCTGGACTGAGGCATACCGATCGCCACCCCAAGCATCGTCATCACTACCGTCACTATCAAAACTCCCAACAATAGAAAGTCCTTCACCTGCTCCCGAAAAGATGTTGGGTGGGATTGTCGGGAGTTCTGGGTCGGGGGACTTGGATTGATTACCGCGATCGAGCGGTAGGACATTCGAGAACGGGCGTGGCATGGCTGGAGTTGCTGAACGGTGATTTTCATGAGTCTGTGATGGTGGTATTTCGGGGGTCTGTTCTGGCTCTGGAGCAATTTCGGCAGGGGCGATCGCTGGTATGTCTCTAGGGAATCCCGCGATCGCCCGTCTGTTGTAAACCTCAGATATGACATCTTCTAAAAAGGCGGATGCTGTTGAGTCAACAGCATCCTGATAGTCAGGAGCATTCAATCTCCATGCCGTTGATTGCCGTTTCCCTCGCCCGTACTTGGTTTCGATCGCCAAACCTGCACCTGTCGCAGTGCCTACAACTATTGCCAGCGGATAGATCGCTGGTGGAAGCCGCTTAGGGCTAACCAACAGGGTGAAAAGTCCGCCAGCAATAGCCAGCGTCACACCTACCATCCCTCCCAGGAAGGCTTGACGACAAATGTTGATATCGGACGGGGGATAGTTCATGTCACGTTCAGGGGGGGTTGTTGTAACTCTGGTGACTCTTGAAGTTGGGGCACTGAGGCTGCTGGGGCGATCGCCAGTTGTGTAGGCGCTGATGCCAGCTCTTGGAAATACTCTGGTGGTATTTCCACTTGACTGAACACGAGCTGCTGGCAAGCATTTTCGCCTCCCAGGCAGTTTTCCCATGATAAAAAAGAGGACATCTGCTCTTCTACAGGAAGAGCTGCCCTTAGCGCGTTAAGCAGCGCTAATTCCTGATTGTTTCGAGGTTCAAGTGCTCCACTTAGGAGCTGAGGCAGCAGCTCTCTGCCACTTTGGAAAGCCAGCCTACTTTGAACTTCAAAAAGTAGTCCATTGGATTGCGATCGCGCCAGGTTTTGAAGCAAAGACTCCATTGTCTGGCTGGCTGTCAAATCAGCCCCAATCGTATGAGTGTCCGCCCTCACGGTCTGCTGGGGAACTTCATCCGCAGGGGCGTTTGGGGTAGGGGCTTGCGTTTCCTGGTAAGAGGCGATCGCCCTAGCAATCGAGGTTGTTTTCAAGTCCTTCATGATCCGCTTGATGACGGTGCAGAGTTGCTGCAACTCATTCATGGAGGCGTGGGCGATCGCCGCACCAATTTGCTGCACGTCAGCAGGCAAAAGCCCTGTAGTGTTAGCGATCGATTGATTGGTGAGCGGTGCGGTCTTGGATGTGTTATTGGGCATTAGAGTAGATCCTTTGCATTGATGGAGTAGATTCCCAGAAGCTCTAGGTGGGTATAGAAACTCTCAGTATCAACAGACTGATTAGTCCGTTGATACTGGGCTTTCAACCTGTTAAAGCTGACGTAACTGAAGTTCTTTCCAGGACGGGAACAGAACCTAACTCGGCAGTAAAGCTCGATAAAGTCTTCCTCATAGAGAATCTGCCCCTCAAAAAAACCCATAGCTTTTCGATGCTGGTTTTTTGTTGGTCGGGAGATGCCAAGCCTAGTTGCCGCATCTTCCCAAGTCATGGGGAAAACATTGGCATTAACAGCAACGGCAACGGCTGTCCTACTGGGCGCATCACAGACTTGGGTGATTGTTCTCATGGAGTTGAACTTTATCCCTTACGTTCCTTTACGAAGCCTTACGACCCTTACAGTGCAAGAGTTGTAAGCGATCGTTAGGGCATGTCAGCAGTATAAGCATAGAGAATGAGAAGAGTCAATGCCTTATTTAGTGTCTTAGTAAAAGACATTGGAGAAGACACGTCCTAAGACGTTGCATATCACGAATTTTTAAGATAGGTTTGAAGGCGATCCAGTTCTGCGGCAAAATAGACGCATTAAAAAGAAATAAAACGCATGACTAACCGCAAGCCAACGACCGCAGATGAGTTGAAAGCCGATATCGAGAGCCATCCCGATCGCGGCACAATAGATGGTGTGGACGTTGTGCGGTTTGACCAAGATGAGATTAGGGGAAAAATCCCCAAGGAGCTGCACCGAGAACTTCTAATTTGGGCTGGATTGAACGGCAAGACCAAGGCTCAGGCGATCGAGTATGCAATTACCTTTATGCTCAACGACGAAGGGCATCAAGCCTTAGTCGAAAGGCGGCTCAGGGAAAAAGCCGAGTTATTTAAAACCAGTCCAACCGAAATTCGCAATGCAATTCTGGGATACTTCAAACGTATTGCGCGTCAAAGTCGGGCAAAGCTGACAGGTGTAGAGCTAGACGAACCAACAGACGATCGCCTAGATGCAGCGATCGGTCAGGTTTTAGTTGTAGATTCGATGCCAATCGAGACTAAGAACTTAGGACTTAAAGACGATGGCAGAAGCACTAAACGAGAAAGGAAAGAACCATGAGTAAGCCCCATATCGCGCCCGCCCTCCAAACTTACGTAACAATCCTAGAACAGGCGATCGCCCAGATAGTGGCATGTCACAAAGTCGTTAAAGCAGATGGCGGCTACCCGCCAACGCCCGAAGCTGATGATTTAGATGAGGCGATCGCTGCCGCCAACGAGCTGTTGGAACATAATTGAGAAATTCAGAGGCGAGGCGATATGATTACAACCGCTCCCCTTTCTGCCGAGGAGAAGCAAGTTCAGGAAAGACTTGGGTTGCTAGGCATCCCCTTGCCCTTTCCAGAGCCAGTGCCGGAGGGGGTTAGATGTGTTAATGTCTACGCCATTGCACGGGCTTGGCGGATTCAGAAGAATCAGTTTCATGGGTTGTTCGTGCTGGGTGATGTTTCGATTAAAGACGATGGGCAGCTCTGGTATCACGTCAGCTTCTCGCGTAGCAAAGCCATTCCTAACTACGGGGACTGCATGTTTGTTAAACGTACATTTTTCGGAGCCGATCGCTGGGCAATTCAGATCTTTCCTGAAGACATCAACCACGTTAACCAGCATCCAAAATGCCTGCACCTTTGGCATTGCTTGGAGGGAAAGCCGTTTCCCGAATTTAGCAAGAACGGCATGATCTGATTAGTTACTGCGATCGCCAGCAATGATGCTAGTATCTCAGTGCAAAGCCTAAGACGACGAGGCTTGTATCTTCATTGCTCAAACTGCTCTGGCTCCCTCTGGTCAGAGCTTTGTTTTGTCTACCGATCGCCCCATTCCAACCAGCTATGTTAACCAAATTTAGCCAGTGCTATGACCGCAATAGAGAGATCCTTGTAGGCGCTGCGGAATGGGAGAAGGATTTAATTGTGATTGAAGCTCCCACCCAGGCGCGAATAATCAAGTGTCGCGGCAGTGGAGAAGATGTTGAATGGTTAGTGGAAGTTGGAATTAGCGATCGCCCTGGAGATGTGGCGTTCCAGTGGCTTAAACCAAAGCACATTTAATCCGATCGCCCCACTACAATAGGAGGGTAGATGAACTTTCCAACAGAAGTGATCCAGAAGACATTGCGACGGTCTTCTTTTTTGTGCCCATGTGGTAATATTCTTCTGTCGGTAGCCTCGGTTGCCGAACCTGGCATGTGCTGTGCCTTGTAAGTCCCTAACAGGGATAGGAGGAAACTCCACACTGGCGGAAAGTTGAAAAGCGACTGCCAGCGATCGACCTAATAGCGGGAAATCTGACACGGTTGTACAGTGCGTCTGTACAAAGGACATATCCGCAGAACCTTGAAAATTTATCAATTAACTTCATCCCTTGGCTGTGGAAGTTGCTGGGGGATGGTGATGGGACACGGAGTTGACACTCCCCGGCGTGAACGCACGGGGATTCTTTAATCTAAGACATGACTTGCTCATGCAGGATTGCTCCAACTTGAGTAGAGATCTCATCTCCTAAAGCGTTACTTGCATCTAGTGCAAAGGTTCCGATATGCCCTACCGTACCCAATCCCCGACTGAGGATGTTTCTAGCTGCGTTGTGATCTCTATCTAGCACACAGCCGCACTTACAGATATGCGTTCTGGTACTCAAAGACTTCTTCACAATCTCACCACAGCTAGAGCATTCTTGGCTTGTGTATTGAGGATTCACAGCAATCGTGATCCGCCCAAACACCTTCCCAAAATATTCAATCCAGACTCGGAATTGAAACCAAGATGCATCGTTAATCGACTTAGCTAGACAATGATTCTTCACCATATTTTTGATTCTCAAATCTTCGTAGGCGACTACATCGTTAGATGTGATTACGCACCGTGCAAGTTTGATTGCATGGTCTTTACGCTGCCTACTTATTTTGAGATGGCGCTTACCTAGAATCCGTCTGGCTTTTCGTCTGTTGATTGATCCTTTAACCTTGCGAGAAACGCGGCGCTGTGACCGTTTGAGAACGATTTCACCTTTACGGAGAAACTTAGGATTCTCAATCATCACACCATCAGAATCGGTGTAATACTCTTTCAAGCCCACATCCAACCCAACGGCATTTCCCGATGGCTCCAACACCTCTAAGCGATTCACATCAACGCAAAACTGAACGTAGACACCATCTGCACGTCTAACCAGTCTGACCCGTTTGATTTGGTCAGGCTGATAGAAACCTAGATCGCGTGTTCCTTTCAGCTTTAATCGCCCAATGTTCTTTTTATCGGTGAACGTGATGGATTTACGATCATCTGCCAGCTTCCATCCCGTCGTTTTGTATTCGACAGAACGGCAGTCTTTTTGGAACTGCGGAAACCCTTTTTTACCGGGGATACCTTTTTTGCAGTTCTCAAAAAACCGCGAAATAGCAGACCATGCTCTTTCGGCGCTAGATTGCCTAGCTTGGGAGTTGAGTTCATTAGCAAACGGAAATTCTTTAGCCAGAACCGCGCAATATTTATTGAGGTCGTACTTGTTCACTTTTGGATTGTCGATCCAAAACCGAAGCGCTTTATTGCGAACGAATTGAGCAGTACGAATTGATTCATCTACTGCGCTGAACTGGCTTGATTTCCCGTATGTTTTGAACTCTAGAACTAGCATTGCTTCAACTCGTTTTGATATTCTTATACTAACATACTCAGCACAAGAATGGTGAATACCAAGAGAAAGCCGTCCTTAAAGGACGGGGTTTTCAACCCAAATTTTCGATAAGACAGGAATTGCGAGGGCACAAATAACAGGCTTAAAAGCGATCGGCATACGACTCAAGATAATCTACGGCACATAAATGCTGACGATTGGCACCGATCATGGCAGAAGAATCGGCACTCTGGAGTGACAAGATCGGCATGTGAAGTTGTAGCTTTGACTGGCGATCGCACGCGGAATGGAAGAATAGGCACTCCGAAGACAGTATCCACGATCGCACAGCAGGTCAATTTTGTCGGCACTGCGATCGCACTGGAGAGATGACTGAAGTCGGCACACAATCAGGATGTTGGAGGCTTCGGCACTACATTTGAGGGGGCGATCGACACAAGAATATGATCTGCACCTAGAGAAATAGATAGCGATAGCACTAGGAGCAACCGAAGGCACATTTGATATGTTGCCATGGCGATTGCACGATGAATACTCTTGATCTGCCGTTCAAAATTGGCACAAGTTGGGGTCAATACATCGGCACCTTACAGGCTAAAGATCCCGCACAAAAAATATGCTCTGCACAGGATATGGGCGCGATCGCACGATTAAAACCCTGCGTTTGGCATTGGCGATCGGCACTACATCGGCACTGATAGCATTTCTTTGTCTTGGCTTTTCGGCACTCCGCGATCGCACCTGTAAAAGTTAAATACCCCACGCCTGCTTGAGCTTAAGCTTGTACAGCGTCTCTCTTTCCATCATGTGTTTAAAGAGATTAACGAGAGATTTCTTGGTTTTAGCCTCGCTCCAATCTTTCGTTTGAAGCTCTACCGATTTGAGTTGAAACTGCTGCTCAATCGAGAGGGTGACAGTGATTTGGTCGCTCATGACAGAACCTATTGCGTTCGGCGTATTGTACCCAGGCTAGGCGATCGCACAGCGGGGGAAATTGGTTGGCACAGCGGGGAAAGTTTGGTTGGCACAGCGGGGAAAGTTTGGTTGGCACAGCGGGGAAAGTTTGGTTGGCACATCAGGGAAAATTGGTTGGCACTAATCTGATTTGAACAAAGGGCGATTCGGATAGTTGGCACAATGAACTCTGCAAGCGATCGCACTATGTAAATGAGCATTGGCACGGAGACAGGACTCGCTCGGCATAACGTAGGTTTAGGGAAATCGGCACACCGTAGGCGATCGCACTTCTGTTTGGCATGAGATTGGTTAGCGATCGGCACTAATTGTACTATTTTGGGTTGGCACAAATATTTGATTTGATTGGCAAAGTGCAGAGTTTTTTTAGGCATTCGCCATCCAATCAAAGTCAGACTGCTCAATGCGAGGAGCAAAGGCATACATCAAGGCATCAAAGAAGTCAGGAGAAGAAATGCCTCGCGTCTCCATCTCTGGCTTGCTCTCAATAATGATCTGCCCAATGTCGTTGAATCTATAGAGCGGCTGGCTCAGTTGCCCAATCAAATCAGCATGGTTAGGGATAGAGATCAACTCTGCGATCGGGTGTTCATGAAGACGATTGACGTATTCAAAGGTGCGTTCAAACCGCATTCGCACATTCCAGCACACCTCAGCTCTAAAGTTCTTGAAAACATCTTCTGCTTGGCGATCGAAACTAGGGTAAAACCGCTTGCTAGTACCCCCACCCCCCGCAATCCCCTGGAGTTCAAAGGGCAGATTGTCCATACTTCTCAATGTGCCGCCCGTACCTGCACCAACGCCCATACGGTCATAGTTGAGGTATCCAACCTTGAGGTCTTCGCAGATGTGCAGTGCTTTGTATGCCGTTTGGGTGGTGTTTCCTAGCCTCCACTCATGAATCCACTCGTCTTTAATGACGACACCATGCCGCATGATCAGAACGTTCCGATCGCCCCCTTCGTCCGAGATATCTAGACCTGCAACGCGATCGCCAAAGCATGGCAGCTTTAGCCCGACCGCCGCCATTACCCACTCGTTGGGGATGCACACACCCTCTTGGGATGCCGCATAGTCAATGTCAATCTCCTGAGCCAGGATGATTTTGTCAAGGGTTGCCTTACGCTTCTCGTACCAGGGATACTTCGCCCCCACGGGGGAATCGCGCCCATTGCCCTGTTTGACGATGATGCCTTCAGGGCTTTTGAGTTCCCAGTAGTTCTTTCTAGGGTCATCCTTCCAGTGGCTCTGGAATACAGGGTACTGCCCTGAGAACCGCTTCTTGTAGAACGGGTTGCCAATGCCGTTGGGTGTGGAGACATAGATCCGCACCTCGGAGTTCTCTGATACCGCCGCATCCACAATGTTGGGGTGGGCAATGAAGGCAAACTCATCTAGGAAGTACAGCCGCGATCGCCCCCCTCGCCCCATGTTGTCTCCGGCTTCCCCGGTGACGGATGAGCCGTTGCTGCGGTTGATTAACTTACCCTTGTTGTCATCGTATTTTGGTGGTCGCATCCATCCGGGCAAGTTGCGGAGAACGATGCGGATCTTCTCAAATAGACAGTCGGGGTTGCCCAGCTCGTCAACCAACATGGACTTGCGCGAACCAAAGGTAATCTTGACCCCTGGCACGAACACGAGCTGGTGTGCAGCAAAGCCGCAACAGAGGAAACTTAAGCCTGCATCTCTGGACTTTTCGACTACGCCCGATTCTTTACCCTTAACTCGATCTTGCAGCCATTGCAGGAATGCCGCCTGGATATCGAAGAGGTCAAACGGGATGGTGGAGGGCGATCGCCGGGGGTCATAGCTCCAGCCCCAGTTGTTGAAGAAATGCACAGGGTCTTTGCACCGTTGCATCTCCTCTTTGCGAAACTCCATGTCGGTGATGGCGCGGTTGAAGAGTTCCATCCGTCTGGCGATCGCCGCTACGAGCTTGGGTTCAGCGTCGGGTTCCTGGCAGGCTTCCCATGCCAACTGCACCCCAATGGGAATGGCAGTAGCTTTAGGTCTAGACTCTGCCCGTTCCCTGGCTTCCTCTAATTTCTTGCCAAGGGTTGCAATGCCCATTAGGTCTGCGCCTCGGGTAGTTCATCGGGAGTCAGGGCTGCGAACGCCGCCTGCATCTGGTCAATCATGGTTTGATAGCTGCTGCCCGCTGACTCTAGGAGGCTATCGGGTAGCATGTCGGCTTCGACCAAAGTCTCGATCGCCCGTAATACTTTGTCCTGTTGGGTTTCCTGATCCGTGGCAGAGCGAGATAACTTGTCGGCTAGTTCGAGGTAGGAGATGGCATCACGGGATGTCCACTTGGCAGGGGCGAAGATGATGGTCTTGCCGTCTTCAGACTCGGTGACCTTTTGGATTAAGGGGTAGTCCAACATCTCTCTGGCTCGCTCAATTAGGGTCAAGGAGAGATCCCAAGACTTGTCCCTAATCTCGGCACGACGGCGATCGCCATCACGTTGCTTCTTCACCCAGCGCTTCTCAGACTGCTGTTGCGATCGCCCGTCCCAGGCTTCGGCTCTGGCTGTCCAGCTCCAGGTCTTTTGGGTCTTGCGCCAGTTGGGAGGGGTTGATCCGGTCTTAGGCTGTCCTCTTCGGGCACGGTCAGAGTTGTAGGCAGCTAGAAGCGATCGCCCGGAACCCAACAGCTTGAATAGGGTAAATCGGTCGTACCAATCGTTGGGTTCGTCGGGTTGCCGTTCCCAAATATCAGTGTTGGAGTCATTGCCTGTCACTCATCAGACCAATAGGGGTTTCCTGTCATATCAGTGGTTCTAGAGTTCCCTGGCATGATTGCTAGGGTTCAGATGATGCCCTGTCAGTCTGTAGCGGCTGATTGAGGACTGTTTGGGGACTGTTTGAGGTCTGATTCAGTCTTGAGGGCGACCAGGGGGGCGATCGAACCTTTAGGGCTGGAAGGTTCAGGGAATAAGGGATAGAGGGTAGAGTGACTGTATGGAGGAAGTCTGAGGCTGGACCAGTTTGGACTGGGGTTGGACTTAGACTTTCTCCAAGGACACATAGAGCTTTGGGGGGAAACCCCCTTCTTTGCTGCTGGTCTATACGCCAGCCGATTATCTTCGTCGTTGAGACGGGAAAGATAGATTACAAATATTTGGAGAAAGACATGGTAAGACCCAAGAAGGCTGTTGCGAAGCCAGAAGTTCCGATCGCATCGACCGTCGATGACTCTGATCTCAGTGAGCCGATCGTGGAGGAAAAGGCAGAGACGATATGCATTCAGGTTGCCGAACTCTCCGACTGGATGGCTTGGCGAAAGCTAGAGGAGTTACCTATGTCTGTGAACATAGAGAGGCGCAAGCAAAGTTGGGCTAATCCAGAAATCGTCTCTGTGACCTGCATTGAAACTTCAACGCTAACAGGCGACAAAGTGACTCGCATTTCAGCCACATCCAACGGCACCGAAGAGTTGACTTTTCTATTGTCGAAGCGGGTTGACGCAATTCTGATGGGCGATCGGGCTTTGGTTCGCACAGAGGGAGATTATTGTTGAACGAATCCAAGCCTCAAAAATACTATCTCTGCGATTATCAGCACAAAGGCAATCGCTGGTGTATTGAAATTCCAGCAGAATCATTGGAAGATGCAAAAGCCCGACTAGAAAGACTGGCTTACGGTAGGGTCGTAGGAGAAATTGAAGCCACTCTAAGAGTTCCTGTCCTATGGGTGCAGATCTGGTCATGGCTCAAAAGGCGGCTTCAACTACCTCAGATCTGAGGTAGTTGAAGCAATTCTGATAGGCGATCGCGCCTTAGTTCGAGCAGAGCAGGGTGAATATGGGCAGTTCGTATCAGGATGCAGATGAGCGGGGACAGCGGAAGATGGCGATCGCTCGTGCCATTGAAGAAGGAGCGGTGCAGCCGATTCCTCAGAATGGCTATCGGCTAGTGGTGGCTGATCCGCCTTGGACATACAATCTCAGAGAGCTTGACCGATCGCATCGAGGACGAACCAACTACCCGACGATGACGGACGACGATATCTTGAGCCTGATCAACGGGGTGGCATCAGAAGATGCTTATTTCTTGCTCTGGGTCACCAACAATCACATGGAGCTGGGGCTTGAATGTCTGGCGAACTGGGGATTTAAGCTGCGATCGATTCACACCTGGGTTAAGACCACCAAGCAGCTAGGAGCGAACAAGCTGCATATTGGCTTAGGACACTACGGGCGGAGCTGCACCGAGCATTTCTTGGTCGGCAGTCGGGGGAAGGTAAAGGCTTGGAGCACTATGGGACTGACCAATATTCCCAATGTAATTTTTGCGCCAAGGAGAGAGCACAGCCGCAAGCCGGAAGAATTCTTCGTCACGGCGGATCGATTACGGCTGGCACTAGGAGGAGAGGCGATCGAACTATTTGCGCGGCAGCAGCGACCGGGATGGGATTGCTGGGGCGCTGAGGTTGAGACTTCTTTGGGGAAAGTGCAGCATAATCACAAGAAAGCGATCGCTATTCTTGATCGAAGCCTGCTGCTGTAGAAAGGGAGAGACGGAACTATGACTGATTCAAATAACAGCGTTATCGCTAGGGGTCTGAGCTTCGAGGGTATGGAGGAGATGGAATCTCAAATAAAGCCTGAGATCACACCAGCGCAATTCTGTTCCATGTTGCGTGTAGCGATGGATATAGGCTTAATTCGCTGCTGTGCGCCCTACTGGGTTGACGAGGAAAAGAAATATCTAGTGAAAAATAATGGCAGCGGCAGCGTATTTATCATGAGCCGGGAAGCCGCTAGTTTTTATCTGCTGGGCATCCTCGAATCGCGGGGCGTTGACGGGTACTCTTTGCCTTTGATGCCAATATTTCGCGTGCTCTAGGGCAAAGGCTGGGAGTGCCAGCCTTCAATAATTGAATGATCAGCCCCAATGAAGACGGGCAAGCAGGGCGCACCGTCTTCATCAAATGGCGATCGCTGCCAGCGGTTCCAAACTGCCTCGTGAGGTGGAAAATCAAGATGCTCTTTAGGAACGCGACCGTCAATGCAGAAGAGGATATCAGCATCTTCAACGCTAGAGAACCAGGCAGAGCCAAAGTTGCAAGCGCCTGTCCAGGTGAGCTGTTTCCGCATGACGAGGATTTCCCGGTCATCGTCATGGTCCGCCAGCTTGGTCAAGTGAAACCAATAGTCGCGGGGCGATCGCTGCGCTTTGGCATTCCAACTTCGGGGATGACCAGTTTTGGGCAACTGATAAAGGTAGGCTTCAGGCATGGGTCTAAGCTGCATGGGGCAAAGCTTCTCCAGCCGGATCAAATAGGTGTCCTTGTCCCCAGAGGGAAACATCTGCTTGAATTGCTAGAGCTGTGATAATTCTAGATTGAGCTTCTGTCTCAATCCACTCCGCAACGATCTTTAATCCTCTACGACCTGCCAAGCTGAGGATGTCCAGGGCGATCGACTGGTAGGCTGGCTCTGCAATCCGTCGCATGATTGAGCCGTCAATCTTGATCCAGTCCAAGGGCAGGCAGAGCTGATGCAAGCCTGACTGACCTTGGGCAAAGTCGTCCAAAGCAATTTCGCACCCTAGCTCTGCCAGTCCACCTAGAGTCTGACAGGCTTGATTGAGATCGAACTCTTGATGCTCGGTGACTTCAAAGACGAGCTGATCCGAGGTAGCACCCGTCAGTATCAAGGTCTTTTCGACAAACGAGGGGAGTTGAGGGTCGGAGACGGATGCTGCTGAAAGATTGATAAAAACTTTTTGATTGGGATTGCCGCTAATGGCTTCCAAGGCATCCTTGACCACCCATTGATCTAGGTTCTTGCTGAGTTCTTCGCTAGGGAAAATATAAGGCAAAAAAGCCCCTGGAAATAGAACTTCACCATCCAATACGTATCGAATTAAGAGTTCAGTCAGTGTCTTTTGCTCATGCACCTCGCCTGCGTTGTGAAGCGGCTGAATCGCTTCCTCGCAAAGGAAAAGGTAGTCTTTGCCCACAGAAGAAAATGCATCAAGCATTCGATATTTCCACTCCTCTTTTTTCCGAAACGCCTCTGCTGCGTCTACCAGGGTCTGGCGCAAGGAGTCGTCTTGAATCAAATCAAAAATATCAATCTCCAGACCAGCTCCCAGCATTTCAACTAACCACAAAGATCAATCAATTATTCCCGAAGCGAGCGCGGCTGAATTGAAAATATCCCTCTAAAGGAAGAGGCGATCGCCTCTTCCTTCTGACCTATATCGGCAAAAAGCGGCAGGATGAGTCTGAAGGCTTGGCATGGAGATAGCGGCTGGTGGTGGCAACATTGGCGTGACCCAACGTGGCTTGCACCAAATGAATGGGGGCTTGGTGGTCCATCGCGTGACTCCCATGGGCGTGTCGCAGCCAATGGGGGGAAACTTTTGAGAGTAATGCTGCTATGCCAGACGCTTCCGAGATCCGCAGCACTTCTGTAGTGGTTAGCTTTCTTGCTGGTACATGCGCCAGCAGTTTTCCCTGAACCTTTATCCTATGGGATAAGAGATCCCACTCCTCTTCTGCATCTATAGAGAACTGGTCCAATGCGGCTCGGATAGCCGCAGCTTTAACAATTCGCAGCACTTGCGCCCGACCGAGATGCTTGCCTGTCTTGCTGGGAAAGACGGGGTGATCCGGGTCAGAGAGCCGCAGACCTCTTAGTTTCTCGATCGCCTGACAGATGGTGGAGTTATTCAATAGGACGCGCCTGGTCTTGCCGCCCTTGCCAAAGATGGAGACTTGCAGCTCGTCGCCGCGCACCATGAAGTCTTTCCAACACAGCCCGCAGATTTCGCTGACTCGCATTCCCGTGGCGTAGAGCAAGAGGAGCAAGGTGCGGCTTTGAAAGTTTGGCTCTAGACGAATCAGGGTGGCGACTTCTAATTCTGTCAGGATGCGTTCTGTCAGGGTGTCTTTGGAGCCGGGGACAATCAGAGCAACGCCGACGTTAAACGGTAGAGCACCGATGCGGTGACCGTAGCTGAAGAGAGATTTGACCACCGTTAGAATCAAACGCTGGCTAGAAGGTTGCAGGGGTGATCCGGCTAGATGGTTGGCAAAGTTCTGCAAGTCCTCTAGGGCGATCGCATTGAGGGACTTATTGGTGAAGCTCAGGAATTGCAGGGCATAGCGGCTATAGCTATCAATGGTTTCCGGGGACTTGCCGTGGAGCCACATCGTTATAAGCTTGTTCTCGGCTTGGGCGAGTTCATCAAGTCGTGCCAAGCTGTTCATTACGCTTAAGCCAGTGGAGAATTGGGAGGGGAGAGACAGACCTCCCTCGCATGTCTCTCCCCTGGCTTAAGGTTCCCTAACGGACTATTTGGAACACGAGCATGGCGATCGCCATGCCGAACGAAAGGATGTAGAAGTCTCGCTGGTAGTGGGTTTCCAGCTCCGAAGTGAGCACATCAACGATCGCCTGATGGGTGGCAGCAGCTTCTTCCCAAGTTGCGCTGAGCCATTGTGTCTCGTCCATCCGCCCGCCAAAGACTTCCGTCTGGAACAGCTTGGGTGTTTCGCTCAGACCGATGTTGACCCCCGAAAAGATGGTAGAAACAAACGATTGCCCTACTGTTGTTTGCTCAACTTTGCGAGCAGAAAAGTCGTCATAGAGGCGAACGAATTCCCCAATGTCATTGCTGGGGATGGGTGTGTGTTGATCTAAGACGTAGTAGAGCGGGATCTTTCGGTCTTGCCATTGCTCTGCCTTGAGCCACGCTTTGGAACGATCTTGTAACATGATTTCAAAAAAAGGGGACAGAAATGTATTACCAGTTTAGAGGCAGTCGGAGTGATGCGGCGATCGCCCGGACGTTGGAGAGAGAGCAGTCTGTGGCGGCGCAAAAGAAGAGGCGCGACTTTGCTTTACCGTACCGCAAAGACCAGTATTTCTGCCTGCACGTTCCGGTTCACCTGCTGATCATTGAAAAACTAAAAGAAGGGGCGATCGCCAAGGATTGACCAACGATCCATTACTGGAATAATGGATCGTTCATCCAAAACACAACGAATTAGATAGGGTTTCAGCCGCTGGGAACAGGCGGAAATAGTCGGGGTCTGCGCGGGCTAGATCCGCCAACATGATGATCTGGGCTTGCTGCTTTGGGGAGAGCTTGGAGCAAATGTGTCGCTTGACGATGAGCGGCAACTTATTGGAAGAGATGACGGCAACGATCGCCATCGGCATGGAGCCGCGATCCGCAGCATCTTTGTGAAGTTGCAAGCACTCCGCTTGATGCTCTACGCCATAAGCGCCCCGGCATAGTTCACGCAGTAAAGGATAGGCTTCGCTCAAGGCAATACCATAGGGGCGATCGTCATGCAGCTCTGACTTCTTGCCGCAGGTTCGCAAACCTGCACCGCCGCGAATGCTGTTGATCATGGTCCAGGGGTCAACGTCAGCGAATTGGATGGCAGTCATGGGAAGGCTAGAGGTGCAGAGTTCCGAATTAGAATGCCCCCACCTCCAGCTCAAGACCCCAAACCCGGACAGCTTCACATCAAGTATGTGCGGTTAGACTTTGCTCGCCGTTGGGACGACAATCACAAAATTCATGACCTGGAGAAGATTGCCCGCTCGATCGTCCGTCGAGGGTTTCGCAATGCACCGATTTGGGACGGACAGCTCAACAACGGAGTCGGAGGGATTGCTGGAGGGAATGGCTCGATCGAAGCCCTGGAGCTTCTATTTAATCGTAAGGCATCACTGCCTAAGTTCATTGAGTGCGACCCAGACGACAACTGGTGGGTGCCCATACAGTTTGGGGGGGATTCAGAATCCTTGGCTGAGGCAGAAGCGTTTGCCCTGGACTTAAATAACTTGACGCTGGCAGGGTTCTCCGCTGAGGAGCGATCGCGGGTTTGGGATGGTAAGAAGTATCTGGCGATCGTCCAGAAGCTGGAGGCGAGCAATCACCTGCCAGAGTCGGTAGACAAGAATGATGTGCAGCGACTGTTGGCAATGGCAAAGAATGGAGGGAATACTGCTGGCGCATACGCCAGCAATGAAGAGATGGACTTGGCGAAGAGAATGCTTGCTGGTACAAACGCCAGCA